ATCGGCACGTTGTCAATGCTGCCGCCGCTGATCGCAAAGCCGGTGATCTGCGCGCCGCCTGACGCGTTCAGGATGCCGGTGAGCGTAGCCCCTGCGCCGAGCGTGGCCGCGCCCGTGAGGTCCAGCGTGGTAGCCCGGATCGTGCTGCGCGCCGTGGCCCCGATAGGCGTGTTGTCAACCGTGCCGTTGACGAAGATGCCGCTATCCCAGCGACCACCCGAGAAGCCTTTCGAGCCGACACCCAGCGGATCAGGCAACAGGTCAAAGCCCGCCATGACCGAGTTCAGTTCACCACGCATCGAAGCTGAACTGCCGTTCGTGTTGGCGACCGGGAACGTCGTATGTGTGTAATAGAGATTCGCCATGTTCAGTTATCCGAGCGAAGCTGGCGGCGCACCGTGTAGTGGATCGTGCAGCTTGCCACCGTAAACGGCGTGAAGCTGTCACCTTCACTGACGATGCGCAGACCGATGTTTTCCCCTGACCCGTCCAGTCCGAATACGGTCGGCCCTTCCGACCGGCCATCCCAGAAGAACTGGTCCCAAATGAACTGATCCCACAGGGATGACTTCATGCCTGCCGTCAGCGTCTGTCCCGGTGTAGCAGCAATGTCAACGCTGCCCCACGCCAGATCGTAAGCGACGGAGTATTCGAAGTAGCCCTGTCCATTCATTTCCAGCGTGCCGCGCCGCCACTTCTTCTTGAACCGGGGCGACCTGAAATTGGTGAACGCGAGGAACAGATAGCCGTTGATGCTTGCTCCGTCGAAATTCGGCCCCTTGTCCATCTGGTACACCATGCCCTGATCGTCCCCGAAGAACATCAGTTCATCGTTGTTGTTCGACTTCAGGGAACAGACGCATGCCGCCTGAATGCCGTAGTTGACCGGCATCAGACCGATGATCTTGCCGTTGATGAACGACAGGTACAGCCCGAAGCCATCATTGAAAAACAGCCGGTACTGCGACTTGTTGCGCACGATGCAACTGGACACGATGCGCGACTTCTCCTGCGTGATGAACGGCTGCATCTGCTGCGACAGCGAGGACTGCTGGAAGTTACCGAACGCCTGCGTCGTGGTCAGGTTCACAACACCGAGGTCCGACATGAAGTACGGCTGGTCCAGCAACTGGACAGAGTTTTCGACACCGCCCTGCACGGTGGAAGCCGGACCCAGCGAGAAGTCAGACGGCTGGGAGCCATACAGAATCTGCGTGCTGCTGTTCGTGTGGATCAGCAGTGCCGAGTTGCCGGTTGCCACACCACCCGTGGTGCCGGTCGTGTACGACTTGATGCTGTTGATGTTGTCGCCCAGCGCGATTTCACCCGCACCGACCACCACGCTCCATGAGGTCGGGTCGCCCACGGCGGAATGCTGGAGACTCGCCTTGAACGCGAGAAACAGCATGTTGCGGTGGACTTCGATGTGGTTCGGCGTGTCCAGCGCCATGCCCGTCGTGATCTGCGTGAACGTGGTGCCGTCGAACATGAAGGCCTTGTTCGCGCCATCGCAGCCAAACATTTTCTTCAGTGCCGCCGTGCCGCCGAAGTTCGCGTTCACGAACTCGTAGTGGCCACCGGCTGCAAGCACGGGCGTGGTCACCAGTTGCCAGCCGGTTGACGTGGCCTTGTACATCAGCGCAGCGGTGCCGCCGACGTTGTTGCGAAAGGCGTACTTCACATCGTTGTACATCCATACACCGAGCACGCGCCCGCTACCCGGAACCTTCTGGATATCGGCCCGGAAAATGTCTGCCGCGTACTTCGCGTACTTCGCATCCGAGGCCGAGTCGGGTGCACCGTTGCGCTGTTCAGCACCGATGGCCGTCGCCTTGGTTACGCCACCTACCTGAAGGTTCTCGCCGTTGGTGAAGGTGCCGGTCAGCTTCGTGAGTACCAGACCATACGGACTGGTTACCACAAACGCGACCACGGCAGTTGCGCCGGAAGTCTGGCCGGTAATCGTGTTGGCCACGTTGATCGTGGCAATCGGGTTGGCCGAGAGTGTCCAGTACGCCTGTTCACTGGGGCTTGGCCTGCCATCGTACCGTTCGAACCCGGCAATGCGCGCGTAGCCACCGAGCACGTTGCACTCGAAATTGATGGCATCGCGGCACACACCGGGGGCGAGACTGATAGCTGGACTGACCTGATCAACACCACCTTTCAGCAGGAACTGCTGTGTGTCAGGAGTGTCCAGCGCATTCGGGTCTTTTGCCATATCAGCCCCATTCGTTCCCGTCAAAACCGCCCGCGACAGTCACCTGCGGAAGCTGTTCATTGAACAGCGTCAGTTCAGGCCTGCCGCCTTCATTTTTCGCGCGGATCATCACGTCGTTGGCCGACTCGTAACCGGCGTACTTCTTCATTGCGCGGTACACGATCACCTTGTGGTACTTGGCGGGCATGGTCGGCACGTCCGCGTCAGCCGTCAGGGTCTGCGGATTCACGTAGCACTCGCCACGGATCGTGTAGATGGCGTCCGGCGTCGGGCCGAACCAGATCGACTTGTCATCGTTGATCGCCATCGTCATCGGACGCTGCCAGCGCGTCGGGTCGGTCGCGGGGTAGCCCACGATGTACATGTTGCGGAAGTGATCCCACGACATGACGCCAAGTGGCTGTTCCTGCGAACGGTTGGTGTCCGTGGGCGGGTCGATACTGAACGAGTCCCGCTTGTAGACGTTAATGTCCATGCCGCCGTTCAGCGCACTGATGGTGGCCAGACTGTAGTTCTGCGTCCCGGCAACAGTAGCGAAGCTGATGCTTTTGCGCATGAACTTCCAGTCGTCCCGTTCAGTCTGCAATTCGAACCACGCGTCGCTGATCCACTGCTTCAGTCGCAGCAGTTCACCACCGAGGGACTGGACAGAGGCCAGCGTCGTGCCGGACACACCGCATTCGACGCGCAGATTGTTCACCAGATCAACGAAGTTCATGCGTGCCCCTTAGCCTTGCTGACGGATAATGTCGCGCAGCCACGCGCGGCCATTCGGGTTGTCGTCGCGTTCGATGGCGAACGGGTACGCGAGCACGGTACGCGGCACCATCTTCAGCGACGAAGGATCGTTGGCGTCGGCCTGAATCTGCTTGTACTTCGTTTCCTTCGCGCGGGCCAGCACTTCGACGTACTTGCGTTTGACCGGCGTCGGGTAGCCGCGCACGATAGGCTGGCTTACGCCGTTGACCATCGGGCACACCACCGCGAGGTCTTCCTCGTTCGGGCTTTCGTGTACCAGAATGATCACCTTCTCGTTCATGAACACTTCGTAGGCAATTTCGGCTTCCGTCAGCTTGCCAGCAGCCATCACGGCTTCGTTGTCCAGTTCGGAGTGGGCCTTCGCACGGATTTCGTCGAGGCCAATCGGGCCTGAGTCGGGAATGTCCAGTTCGGATGCTTCGAACCGGTCATGGTTGAGCATCGGCTGCGTTCTGCCGGTGATCGCGCGCTCCTGTGCGGCAAGCTGTTCAGCGGCAAGCTGTTCAGCGGCGGCGCGGGCTGCGTTCGCATCGGGTGCGACGGTGCCGCTGACCAGTTCACGCTCCAGCGGGTCGGGCTTGTTCAGGTTACCCTGTGGCTTGTTGCGGTCGTTCGGATGGTTGCTCATGCTGCTTTCTCCAGAATATCTAATAAAAAAGCCGCATAGCCCCGAGAGACCATGCGGCTGAAAAACCACTGCGGGGCAGTGGCTGGAGACCCCTTATTTACGGTGCGGTGATCGGCTGGGCCGGGTAGTCCATCACGTCGTGACCCGAGCCAGCGGTGAAGCCCGTCACGCCTGCCCAGTTGTTGGTGCCGAACGTCCACGTGCCGACCAGTGCCGCCGAGGCCTGCCCGACGATGTAGCCGAACGGCGTGAAGCCGTCACCCAGTTGCGGGAACTCCAGCGCGGCGAGACCGCCCGAGAAGTCCAGCGTGGAGACTTTCTTGCTCTGTGCCACCGCGACGTTGCCCGCGCTGTCCACGAAGAACGCGAACAGGGCCGACTCGTTGGGCGACAGCGGCACGAAGGCCTTGCCGGTTGCAGCGTCCAGCACGGGCGTGGCAGCGTTCGTCTTGACGGTGAAGGCCGTCTTGAACTCGCCCTTCTGCGTGTACGCCAGCGCAGCGGTCGTGGTGTAGGACGAACCCGTACCAGCCGCGAGACCGGCCTTCGCCAACGCCAGATTGCCGCCAAAGGCGGCACCAGTGAGGTTGTAGCTCATTTGCTTGTGCTCCTAAGAGATTTACCAGTTCAGGCAGTGGTGTTCAGGTTGCCGTGTTCAGGTTTCCAATCAGCACGGCGGGCGGGTTTGATGCGAGACCGCCCTGATGCGTGTGGGTATTGAATCCGGCCTTGATCGCGGTCAGGTCGATCAGGATCGACTGGAGAATCGCGTTCATTGCGCGCAGCGTTTCCGGATCGTCAATGCTGTTGACCCGGAGACCAATGCTTTCAGCCATGATCTTCTCCTGCGGCTGGACAGCTTCATCCAGCCGCGTAAGAGGTTTAGAGAGCGGTCACGCCAACTTCCAGACGAACAAGCCAGTTCTCATTCAGACGAACACTTGCTGTCCAGAAATTTGCGCCCACGTAGCCGAACTGGCCCAGCGGGTTGGCGTGGTTCTTCTGCTTGGCCGGGAGGATCGTCGGCTGGATGGCACCCATGCCCTTCAACGCGACCTGCCCCCATGCTTCCTGAGCCATGATTATTACGGGGTACACATCAACGTTGGTCGCGCCCTGCGAGAGGCAACCGTTCAGCGTGGGCGAACCAGCCGCGAGGAACGGGGCCAGCAGCGGCGACGTGACGAAGCGGTAGCGCTCCACCGAACCGATTTCACGTTCGTGGACAGGCTTGAACTGTGCGTACTCCACCGTCTTCGTGAAACCCGGCAGGTTGCGCACGTCCGACTCCACGTCCGTGTGGACGAACACGATGTAGCCCGGTTCGACCGGCTGGGTGCCGTAGTTCACACCCGTGGACAGGCGCTGCGTGACCATCTTCGCGCGGGCGTTTTCCAGCGCACGCACGGCCTGACGCAGGCGGTTCAGCGAGATAACCGTGTTGACGGACGCACGGCTCGCGCCGTTGCCGTACAGCACGTTGGTGCCCGCCTTGACCGCGCCATAGCGGATCAGTTCCGAGACTTCAGCCAGCGTCTCACCCGTGAGGGTGGCCATGTCCGAAGGAATGTCATCTTCGTACAGGGCTTCGACCTTGCTGGAGAACTTGAACAGGATGCCGTACTGCTGCAACGTCACCGACACGTCCGTGTAGGTGATGCTGTTGCTGTTCGGCGTCGTGCCTTCAGCCAGCACGAAGTTCTGTGCGACCACACCCGGCGTGCCGTTCGCCTGCATGTTGAACGGGTTCAGGCGGCGGAACACCACCGTGTCCGTCTTGTTCAACGGCTGTTCCTTTTGCGTGCCGAAGTTGCCCAGCACGATGATCGGTTCAGCGTGAGAAAGCATGGCCTGTTCAGCCCGGATGAGGTTCCGCGAAGGTGCGGTGCTATACCCTTGCATGCTCATTTTATTTACTCCGTTTGTTTAACGCCATCGCTTTAGCGTCGGCGGGTTTCATGTGAGACAGGATGATCGGAACCCTGCGTGTGGATACTGAACGCGGCGGTGATGTGCCAACGGCGTTAGCCGCATTCCTGCCGGGTGCCGAACCGTAGCCCTGCATGGCCATTACTGGCTCCCTAGCGTCGTTGCCCCTGCTTCTGCCGTTCAAGCTGCGCCGCTTCATACGCCCACAGTTCTTCTGCGGACATGTCATCGGGGGACTTGATCGGCTGCTGCGAGTTGCCACCACGCACCAAAGATGCTGCGTCTTGAAGGCGTTGCTTGCGTTCAGCGGCCACCTTTTGCGGATCGACAGGCGCAGGCTGCGCGCGTTGCCAGTCCTTGAAGTTGTCCAGTAGCGCAATTGCGTCTTCCGCGACCGGGCTTGCGCCCAGTGCCTGAACTTCTGAAGGTTGTGCCTTCATCCAGTCCGCGAACTGCTGCGTCTTCACCAGATCTTTCCAGCCCCGGTGTGCAACGTTGACCAGACGGTCTTCGGTCGCGGCCTGAACATCAGCCGTGATCCTGCCGGTCAGTTCGCCCGTGAGTTCATCCCGAATCTGCGTGCGCAGGCTGTCCAGATCGACGGGTGCCTGCGAAGGCTGACCGGCCAATCTTTCTTCCACCGCTTCCGCCCATTCGGGAAATTCCTCTTTCAGCGCTGCCCACTTCTCGCTATTCTTTCCAGCCGCTGTCACCGCCGCTGCGGTAGGAGCCGAGCCACCCGCTGCTGCGGTCGAGGCGCGTTGCTCCAGAGCCGTCTTCATACGAGAGTTCTCGTCTTTCAGGCCCGTCAACTGACTGTTCAGATTACCGATGGTGCCTTCGCTTTTGCGCAGGCGTTGCTCCAGTCCGTCCAATCCGCGCAGCCGCTGGACAACAGCGGGGTGCAGACCGGCATAAGGATCATCGGCTGCGGGTGCAGGCGAAGGTGCCGGGGCGGGGGCTGGTGCAGGTGTGGGTACTGCTGCTTCGGGTGCCGGTGCGGGCGTCGGTGCAGGTGCGTCGGCGAGCGGCGTCGTCTGCTGTCCAGCAGATTCTTCGGCCCAGATTTGCGCTGCGGTCTTGCCTTCGTCGGCGTTCGTTGCTGCGTTTGCATTCACGTCGGACATGCTAACTCTCCAGATCGTATGTGTCGTATCAGGGTTCAGTCGTCACCAATCGTGACGCCGTATCCCGGATCGCGTTGCGCTACTTGCGTTACCAAGGTTGGCAGGGCAAGCAGTTCCTTTAGTGCCTTTATCTCGCCACGCACTAGGGCGGTCTTTATGGCGTCTAGCTCCGGGTTGTCCAGTGCTTCGCGGCGGTCTTGGATCGCGGCGTTCGCATACTGGACAAGAGCCTGCCATGCAAGACTGTCATCGTGCATGAAGCGTTGAACCTTGCGGATAAGCTGATCGTCAATCATTGCAACCCCGGTGCCCATGCACGGGCACGCATGGTCCTGTTGGTGACAGTGGCGTTCTGTACGGTGTACGTCACGTTCTGGTCCTGCGAATACAACTGCATGTTGATGGACGTACAGCCCTGCGGTACATAGCACTCACCCGTCACCACGCCATCCATGTTCGTCACCTGTGCGTTCACCGGCGCGGCAGCGGTCGAGAAGGGGCCGTCGAAGGCCAGCATCAGCGACACGCCTGCCGAGGTTGCCGGGTTCATGCCGGTGATCTTCAGCGCCGCGCTGAACTCCAGCACGTCGCCTGCCGGGAACACGGCATCCACGTTATTACTGAACAGCGCATACACGCTCACCGCGCCAGCAGGGGGAACCGTGTAGAGGAACTTCTGTCCGGTGTACGGCAGTGATGCCGCCGTGGCCACCGATCCCGTGTTGCCGGTTGACTGGTTGGTTGTCCAGCCCAGCGGGTTGTTGCCGCCGTCCACACCCTGTGAGAAGTTACCGTTTATCAGCAGGTTGGCGTGGTTGTTCACAAAGAGGAACGAACTCGCGGCGAGATACGGCCTGTTGATGTACTGTTCAGGGTTGGCCAGTGCCTTGGCCAGTTCGTTCGAAATGCTGTCGGACGCCGTGTTGTTCGGGTGCACCCCGTCAGCCGAGAGACCGGCCTTGTAGGTGCCGTTGACCGGGTTCACCACCACCCGGTTCACGTCCAGCAGCGGAATGTTGTAGTAGTTCGCCAGATCGTAGTAGAACGGCTGGATATTCTGTGTCGAGGCCGCAGCAGCGTCGCGGCATGGCGGCGTGGCCAGCAGCACCGCGATGCCCGCGTTGATACATTTCAGGACCATCTGTTCAAGACGGTTCATGATCCCGGCGATTTCAGCGTCACCGCCACCGAGCGTAATGTCGTTGGTCCCGGCCATGATCCAGCACACGTCCGGCTTGTACGCAATCACGTCGTTGTCGAACCGCGCCAGAATCTGCGTGGTCGTCTGTCCAGCGATGCCCTGATTGGCAAGGAACTGCCACTGGCCGTTAGTGCCCAGCCCGTTCGCCTTCCACAGCGTCTGTTCGAAGATGCCCGTACCTGAACGCCAGTTGTCGGGAATCCTGTTGCCCTTCGCATCGAAGCCACTGGGGGCGTGCGAACTGGACGACTGCATGATCGAGTCACCGATCCCGATGATGCGCTTGGGACGCCGGTTCGGGATCGTGATACCGCTGCCTACGCGCTTGAGACCCGGCCCGAGTGCATCAACCAGCGGGACACCACCGGGCGTCTTGCCATCGTGCACGTAAGCGCGGGTGCCTGCCACGTTCACAGTCAGTTCACCTTCGGCTCCCGCCACGTTGGTGTCCAGCCGTCGCGGGAATAATTCCTGATCGCCACGTCGCATGGTTGATGCTCCCGTTTAGGACGTTGCGCCGTCCGTGTTGATCTTCGCGAGTTGAGCCTTTACTTCGTCCAGCTTGGCTTGCTCGCGGGCCAGTTCATCCGTCACCCACTGGAGTTCGGCACGCTTGGTGTCCAGATCGGCGTTGAGCGCGGTCGCATCAGCCGTGGCTTCCGCGCGCCATGCGTTGATCTGGGCCTGACCCTGCTGAAGCATGTCGTCCAGTTGCTTCTGGGCGCTCGCGTTCGTCGCTGCCGCCTTGGCCACCAGTTGCTGCGCGGTATCGTTCGCCTGATTCACGGCGTCTTCGGTGCTGGTGGACGCAGCCGTGACCAGCTTGACAGCGTAGTCGCGGGCGTTCAGCACGTCCTGCGTGAGTGCATCCAGCTTCGCCTGCTTCTGCGCGATCTGCGAATCCAGATCGTTCAACTGGTTCTGCCGGTCGTTCAGCGTTTCCTGCAAGCGGCCCACCTGATGCAGTGCCTTGCTCGCGTCCGACATGGCTGCGAACAGTGCCGCCATCGAGTCAATCGCGTTGGCTGCAACCGTGAAGTCCGTAGACGTGACTTCCGCCGTGGGGGCCGGGTTGCTGACCGGCGTGGTGTCGGCGGGTACCGTCGGTGCGGGCATGTCGGGCAGCGGCGCAACAACCGGCACTTCCGGCACAGGCTGTTCAGGTACAGGCTGAACAGGGACTTCCGGTGCAGGCTGTTCAGGTACAGGCACTTCCGGCGCAGGAACCGGATCGACCGGGGCGGGTGCATCGGGAATGCCGTTTGCGCTGGAATCCGGGGGCGTGGTGCCGTCGCTGCCTTCCGGTGCTCCAGTGGGCGCTGAATCGACGGGAGCGGCAGGCGCAGCCGGTTCCGTTGCTGCGGGCGGGGCTTCCGGTGCCGGGGCTTCCACCACGGGTGTAGCCGGTTCCGGTGCCGGTTCCGGGGCCGGGGCTTCTGCCACAGGAGCCGGATCGACCGGGGCGGGTTGTTCTGTCACGGGTGCCGGGTCAACAGCCGGTTCCGGGGCCGGTGCTTCGGCTACGGGAGCCGGATCGACCGGGGCCGGTGCTGCTTCGACCGGGGCCGGTGCTTCTGCCACAGGTGCGGGAACCGGATCAGCCGGTGCCGGGTCACCAGCCACAGGCGTAGCATCGCCAGCGGGCGGTGTGGGTGCATCGTTTCCCACTACAGGATCGGCGGGAACAGTCCCAGCATCCGGTGCAGGAGCGCTGTCCACGGGTTGGACGGGGGCAGGCGGTGCTGCATCGACCGGTACTGCCGTTGCATCCGGTGCCGGGTCGCTGACTTGCTGTGTGACTTGTGCATCGCTGGACTCCACTGAGTTGGCAGCGGGCGCGGCGGGGATAGGTGCAGCGGGCGGTACCGCGTTCGTTGCGTCGTCGGTCATGATGAAACTCCGTTTCGTTCAGGGGGAGAGAAGGGCAGTGACGTTTGTGACGTTTCTATCCTCTTTTTCAGTTTTCCCTAGACGTACATATAGAGAAAATTGATTTTTGATTCAGAAACGTCACTAACGTCACTAACTGAACAGCTTTTAGACGTTCAGAAGCGCACCCGGCTTCCAGATTGCGTCGTACTTCGTCTTGTTCCACAGCGTCAGTTCAGCGACGAGGTAGGTGCCCACGTCCTGAACAAACAGTTGCGGCAGCAGTGCGTTCACGCCCGCGTAGCCGGTCGGCACCACGAACTCCTGACTGAACGACTCCAGCGCGCCCTGCACCTTTTTGGTCGTGTTGTACGGGCGCACGCTGTCCGCGCTGCCGAACTGCAACAGCATCGTGTAGCCGTTCGGGGAAGCTGCGAGCGACGTGCAGCCGAACAGACCGCTGAACACCAGCGTGTCGCCGTCCGCGTAGCCCGAGTCAGCGTCCGTGCCGTACAGCGCATACGCGCCGCCTGCCGCCGTCTTCACGTAGTCGAACTGCTTGCCGGACAGGTGAAATGGACCACCCAGACCCGTCGTGTCCTGCGTGAACGTCGCGCCGGTCGTGTTGACTGTCCAGTTGTCCATCGCGGGCGGCGACGTGTTCTTCACGAAGTTGCCGTTGCGAATGTAGTTCGTGATCGAACCCGCCGAGGTCTCTGCCACGCGGGCACGGAACACGTCCTGAAAACCTTGCTGGATGACCGACTGCCACTCAACCATGATTTCCTTGATACCGGCCTGATTCGGGTGCGTGCCGTCATCGGACAGGCCAGCGCGGTAGCCGCCCGTCACTGGGTCCACCGTCGCACGGTGCGCGTCGATCAGCGGAATACCGTAGTGCTGCGCGAGCCGGAAGTAGAGCGGAATGGCCTTGTTCATTTCCAGCTTCGCGCCATCCTTGGCAGGCGGCGTCGAGAGCACCACATCAATGCCGGACACCAGACAGCGCAGCACCATCTGTTCGATGGCGTTCATGCAGTTCGCGTAGTCGGTGTTCGTTGCGCCCGTGAGAATGTTGTTGGTGCCCGCCATGATGAACACCACGTCCGGCGCGTAGGCCAGTACGTCCGTGTCCAGCCGGGCCAGCATCTGCTGCGCCGTGTTGCCTGCGACGCCTGCATTGCGGACGAACGCGAAGGGACCGTCATAGCCAGTCCGGATGGCCTGTTCAAACCAGCCGTTACCCTGTGTCCAGAGTCCCGAGCCAGCCTGTACTGCGTCCATCGCGGTGATCGAGTCCCCGATGGCGATGGCGCGTTTTGCGCCTCTTTTCGAACTGATAATTCCGTTCAGCTTGGAACGCATTTAATGCTCCTGTTGGTTAGCCTACTTTGACCCACTTGAAGTTGGTGCCTGCCCCGCTGCGCTGCCAGACAAATTCAACTGACTGTCCAGCCGCGAGGGTGGCCTGCTGTACCGCACTTGAGTCGTTGATGTTCCATGCGAAACCACCCGTCGAGGCAGCGGTCCGCACAAACTTGAAGCGACGGCCCGAGAACATCGCGGTACTGGCCACAGCCGTAGCCTGTGGCAATGTGACCGTGCGGATTGCCGTGGTCGGTATGTCCAGCACCTGCGTGGCCGGATCGTCATACAGGAGCGAGGCATCTGCATCACCCTTGTACGCAATCCGTGACATTTCATTCCAGCGCTGCACATACATGAAGTTGGCCGCGACCGAGCCACCGATATCGCACAGCGTCGAGCCACCAGCCGGATTCAGGCCGGTCACTTCCCCCAGCATGCTGGGGATCGGGCCTTGTGAGTTGAAACAGTAGAACTGGCCGTTGTTGGAACTGAACGCCAGTTCAAGCACCTTGATGTGTGCGATGGACTTGCCACCCTGCGGGTGGAACGCATACACCACCGCGCCCGCGTTCAGCACCAGCGCGGTCAGATAGATATAGTCCGCAATCAACCGGCTGTTCGAGACTTCAAACAGTTGCGTCGTACCAGTGGCATACGTCGCGCCTTCCAGCGCAAGGTGTGAGATAACGTGCGTGCCACCACTCACGTCTGCCAGAATCGGCACACCGTTGACGCAGTTGTTGATTTCGATGTTGTCGTACAGCGCTGTCATGGCGGTGTGCCTGAACAGCGTGTTTGTTGCGAGTTCACCCGTGATGTACAGGTTACGGAAGGTACAGCGAGGCTCACCGGCCACGGCACTGATCCGGTTAATGCCGCCACTGAAGGCACCGAACCACATGTCGTTATAAATATTGCCCCACCACGTGACAGTCGGGCAGTCCATGAAGTAGTAGAACTTCGTGGCCGTTATGTCTTCGAAGGTGGAGTTGTAGAAGCTGCCACCACCGGGACCGTTCACCTTGAAGCAGTTGCCACCGTTGTCCGTTGACTGCTGGTTGGTGTACAGCAGCGTCATCGTCTTGAAGTGACAGGAGTGAACGAACTGTCCAGTGACGTTGAAGATCGGCACGTTGTTGGTCATCTGTTCGATGATCACACCGCCGCGTGACGAGCCTTCAATCTTGATGCCCGTCACGATGCTGGAGTTGTCCACCCCGATGTTCAGGGGCGCGCTGATCTTGTAGCGACCGTCCGGTATCTTCAGCCCCTTGCCGGGGTTGCCCACAATGGTGTTGATGATCGCCTGCAATGAAGCAGTGTCGTCCACGCCATTCGGGCCACCTGCGACCGTGCTCACTGCCTTGCCGAGACCGAGAATCTTCGCGAATACCGCGAACTGACCGAGATTCATTGCAGGCTCCTGATTACGGGAAAAGGCCCAGCGACACGGAAGGCGTGCCCGTTATGCTGCGTACTTGCGCAGCTGTGTAGGCAGTACCGTCGCAGGTGCCGACGTTGTTGGACAGGACCAGCGGTGCCACAGCAAACTGGCAACCAATCTGTCCAGCGGGAACTGCCACGTCCTGATGCACGTGCATGTTCTTCAGCGAGCACCGTGTGGCCACTGCCGCGAAGAACAGAAGGCCACCCGTGGGAAGCGGGTTGACCATCTTGACGTTCTCCACGTCCGTGCACGGTTGCTCCGTGTACAGCATCGCGCCGCTGCCATCGCTGTACAGGTTGCGCAGAACACTGTTCTTTGCACCCAGCAGCGTGAAGGCGTAGTCGTTGTTGTCGCCGTACATCGCGAAACCGTCCACGTAGGCCTTCAGGTACGACACCAGCGTCGGTCCCTTGCTGTTGCGCTGGACAATATCCGAGAAGCGCACCGGACCCGTTGCCGCCGCATGCACATAGATCATCGGTTTGGCGCTGTTGTTCTGCTGGCAGTTGTTGATGCGGATGCCGTCCACGCTGACATAGCCACTTCCGGAACCCACGTCGATCAGGCCACGCGTGACGGACGACGTATAGTCTTCCATCGTGATGCCCTGAATCTCCAGACTGCCCGACGAGAAGCAGCCGACCGCGCCGCCCGTGTTCCCGCTGGACACGATATCGAAGCACTTCACCTGCGAGTTCGCCAGCGTCACCTGCAAACCGTAGTTCGCATTGCCGGTAAAGCGCGTGCGGTGGAACTGGCAGTCCACGTTGCCGATATCCGTGCTGCTGTTCGGCTCCACGTCCACACCGGCCTTCGGCAGCGTGCCGTTAGCACCCGTGTACACCCCGTCATAATCACGGAAGCGCACCGAGTTGATGAGGGACATGCAGTTGCGGTAGCCGTTGTCGGCTGAACACTGGAAGAAGCGGATATCGGTCGGCACGTTCAGCGACGTGGGCGACTGGGCACCGACGTAGAAGCCATCGCACACCGCGTTATCAGCACGGCAGTTGAACACGTCAATGCGTGCGCAACCGGTGTAGATTTCGAACAGGTGGCTAGTGGTCTCAGACGGCGTGCGGTTCGCGCGGTTGCCATCGTAGTTCAGGTCGTAAATCTCGCCGTCCGTGCTGTTCGTCATGTAGAACATCTGCGTACCGGCACCAGCCGCACTGCCGTCCGCTGCCTTGATCGACGCGCCGTTCCCGAAGATGCGGAAGTTGACTGCGCCGGTCAGGGCAAGCTGTCCAGATATGATGTACTGGCGGAACTCAAACCACAGGCCCCGGTACGGGCCACCCGCCAGCCACGCATACGCGGCTGCGATCTGCGCGGTATCGTCGGTGCCGGACGAAGGGAAGGACGAGACACACCGGCTGTCGGTCAGGGGGATACCCAGACCGGCCAGCACGCTCTGCTTGAAGTTATCGGTATATACGCTTCGCATGCTGATCCTCTTTTAGTTCTGCTTGATCCAGTTCGAACCCGAACCGCTGTAAATGTAGGTGCCAGCACCCGTGCCGGTCGTCGCGTTGGGCGAGGCAGGCGGGGTTGCGCTGAACAGCACTACATCGTTGTTGGCCGGGTTCATCGGCGCGGCTGCGGCAAACGCGATCTGATCCGACTTCAGCACGCGCACCGTGCCCGCGCTGCGGGTCAGTGTGGCTGCGCCCGTACCGCTGGACGTGGTGCCGTCGTACGAGACCGTCAGCGTGCCTTGCGAGTTGACCAGATTGGTGGACGTGTCGATATTGCCGCCACGGTACGTCACGCGTGCATTGAAGGCACCGTTGACGAACACCGGGTGCGACATGTTGATCAGGTTGCAGTTCTCGTAGTGCATGTTCACGCCGGTGGCGGAAACGCTGTCGATATTCACACCGATCAGCACACCGTTGAACACTGCCTCACTGATCACACCGCGCTTGATGAACGCCACCGACGTGTTCACGTAGATGCCCGAACCGTACACACTGCTGTTGCCAGCACCGTTGATATGGTTGCCGCGCGAACGGAAGTTATTGATACCGGCGTTCACCTTCAGCCACGCACCACGCAGCAGGTAGCCTGCCGAAGTCTTGATGCGGTCGCACGTGAAGTCGTCCACGATGCAGGGGTTCACGCCGTCATAGCGGTCCACCAGCACGACTGCCGTGGCTGCGGTTGCTCCCGTGTTCTCGTTGATCGTCAGGCCGTCCACTTCGAACGAGTCAATCAGCGTCTTGTTGGCCAGCGTGATGAAGCCCTGATCGCTGTTCAGCGGTGCAGGTGTCCAGTCCATGTCGCGGAACACCACATCGTTCAGCGTACAGGTGTTGTACTTCATCATGAAGCCAATCGGGTTGTAGCTGTTCTGCTGACCCTTCGAACAGTCCACGAACACCGACTCAACCGTGAAGCGGCGCACGTTCACCGAGCACTGGCCGTCCGCGTCCGAAGGGCTGGCCGTCTTTGCCAGCAGGAAGAACGGACCCAGATAGGACGGCACGGTGCTCTGTCCAGACTTGATCGTGACGTTCTCTACCAGACCGACACCGCTGTACTCCGTGCCTTGGGCCTGATCCCAGTCACCGATCATGCCGAAGCACGGCGAGTTGGCCACAGCCGTGCCGATGGTCGGATCGCACTTGAAACCGTCGATCCGCACGTTCTGGATGGCCGCGAGACCATTCGCGCCTGCACCCGTGGTACGCGTGCCGGACAGGAACTTGACGAACATGCCGGTGTGGGCATAAGCGCCCGTGCCGTTGCTGCCGTTGTATTCGCAGTCCTTCACCGTAATGTCGTTGATCGTACCCGTGGTCGGACCGTTGCGGTGCCAGTCCCATGCGTTCAGACCGATGAAGTCCGCACTGGAGAAGCCCTTGCAATCCTGCACCACGACGTGGTTCGTCGGGCCGTTGATGTGGATGAAGTCCGTGGTCGTGTCGGGACGCATGTCGTGGAAGTGCCCGTTGCTGCCCTGAAACTGGACAAAGAAGCCACGACAGTTCTTCGGGTTGCGCACCGCGACTTCGAGACCGTCCACGTTGATCATCGCAATCTCGCCCTGAATGCCGTACAGGAACGTGTTGGCGGTGATCGCACCGGCGATGGCCTGCGTCTGTCCAGACTGGTTGGCCACGTTGCCGTCAATCGTGCCGCGTCCGGTGATCTTGATATTCTTGTTCGCGGTCGGCGTGCCGTTCAGTGCGCCTTCGTTGATGAACATCGAGGGTTGGTAGTTGTCCGGCTTCACAATCGACACGTTCACGCCAATGTCGAAGTGAATGTTGTCGTACAGCTTCACCTGATTGAAGTAGTACGAGCCAGCGCGTTTGATGGTAATGGGCCGGTAATTGCCGTCCGCAACCATCGCAGCGATGATGGCCTGAAGGGACGCAGCGTTGGCTGCGGCCTGAGTCTGATCCCCAGCGACAAGCAGATCGCTGATATCGACAGATGCGGCAAGGGTGCCCGCGATGCCGCGCGACAGGTTTGCCTTGTAGAAGTTATCGGTCAAAGAAGACACGTTGGATTGCTCCGTTGGTTGGGGGTTGTTACTTCAGGGTGTCCAGCGATGCACGATCACGCTGGCATCGTTGTAGTTGTCCTTCGTCACCACGTACTCACCGGTCGAGCGCAAGAAAGCGCACAGACCGTACATCGAGTCCACATCGTTGCCCACGTCCACCGTGCTGCTGTTGGCGTTGATGAACGTGTTGTCCAGCGCGCCGGTCGTCAGGTTGAACGCGTCAATGTTCGGCACCGTATGCACGTAGCCCACGAACAGGTAGTTGCCTGCCGCTGCCAGTGCCTTCGGGTTCGTGCTGGACAGCGTGATGACCATCGGCGTCCGGTTGCCCGCCAGCCAGCCGCTATACACTTCGACGCGCGTGCCGACTGAAGTCCAGTCCGTGCCGATGCCACTGGCAAGGATCAGCGTGTCGGTGTCCGGCAGATAGATGATCCGCGTCAGCAGGCCGATACTCGCGGGGATCGGGTACGTGACAGCAGCGCCCCACGACGGTTTGCCGTTCGCGTCGAAACTCGCCAGCGGATAGTGTGAAATGACGCCCGTCTTGTCGAAGCCAATCCACAGGTCTCCGTTGGGAGCCAGACAGTAGCCGTGCCGCACGCGTGCCGTGGAGAACAGGCCCGGTACCACACCGTCAGGCACCGCGATATAGCCGCCTGTCGGGGTGAAGTGGTATAGCTCGAAACCATCCGGGTTCTGTCCACACGACACCAGAATGCGGTTCGAACCAATTGCCGCGACCTGACCGAAGTGCGAGCCACGGCTGGGCGTGTTCAGGTTGATGCGCGGATCACCGGGGTATGTGAACGGGTCAATCGTGTTCGCCACGAACGTGCCGCCAGCCGTGCCTGAGTAGATGTTGCAGCCGCCGTAGAACGTGCCGTCCGCGATCTGGTCCGGTGCTGCCACGCCTTCGAAGTTCACCGACTGCAACGTCCATTGCAGGTTACCGGCTGCGCTGTACGAGTGAATGTCGGTGCCGCCATCACGGCCCAAGTCCCACGTACCACCCCACGGGTTGTTCAGTACGTACAGGTTGCCCGCACTGTCCTTGCCGATGCCGTGCACACGGGTGAAGCGCTTGCTGCCCACCTGCCCCTTGATGCCCGTCGTGGTGTCCAGATAACCACCCGTCACACCGAACGTCGTCACGAACACCGGCGTGCTGCTGATGTTGTACTGTTTGATGTTCTGGTCCGGGCCTTCGTCGCCAATCCACAGATACTGCGTGGCCGGGTCGAAGTAGAGCGCTGCCGGACGTGCTGCGCTGTCCAGCGTAATCATGTCGATCAGCGCACCCGTCGTGCGGTTATAGCGCGACACCAGACCCAGCGCCTTCTGGGCCACACAGATATTGCCGTTGCGGTCAAACGCCAGTGCACCCGGACCGTTCACCGGGATATCAAGCTGCCACACGCCACTGGTGTTGTAGATGCGCACGCGGTTGCCGGGGAAATCGCTGGCCGCAAGCCACTGGCTCCATGATGCGAGGCCCGTGACCACATCGGCGCGACGCTCCGTGGTCGTGGCGCTGACTACGATTATGTAGTCACGGGCCTTGCTTACACGGTCATACCGGCCAACGAGACCGCTGCCGCCCAGTGACGCGTTGTACTGGAGTGCCGCGAAGATTTTCGTGGTCGTGCCGGTGATCGCGCCGCCCTGAAACTCGTTATGCACACCAATCGAACCGGCGTTCGCGCCGCCACTGTAGATGGCGACACCGCCCTCATTCTCATCCCACATTGACGCCGTGTAGATGACGCCTTCCGGGGCCACCCACATCGAACGTGCGCAGTTGCCAACACGGGTGTTGTTCAGTCCACGGGTGTTGGCAAGCCAGTCGGTTGTGTAATTCAGATTCACGTCGGTTCATTCCTTGGTTGATTACTGCCGGACCCACGCGGTTTCGGACTGGATGATCCCAGCCGCGTACACGTAGGTCTTCTTGCGCACGATGCCCTGTGCGTCTGTTGCCGTGTCGCTTGTCATGTCACTGCCGGTGTAGCCGTAGACATGCGCACACGATTCGGGACTGAACGGCACGCCACCGCTGTCCAGTACGTAGGTCACTGCGTTGATTGAACTCATACGTAAGCCTCAGTTGCGTCAAGTTGCGGGGTAGCGTCAGCCGGGTTGCCCTTCTGCTGTGCCGCCTGCGTCATACGCTCTGCCTGCGACTGGACAGAATCATGGCCCTGCTTCATGGCGAGTTGCAGAAGCTCTGCCTTGATATCCGTCAGTTGCATTTTCTGCTGGTTGGCGTATTCGAGAATGGCCAGTTCACGCTGGAGTTGCAGCTTGGAGATTTCCGCTGCATGGCTGTCGCGTGCGATCTGCAACTGCTTCTCGCTGAAGGACTGTTCACTGTCGGCACGCAGCTTCGCGATGTTCTGGTCGCTCTGTGCCTTGACGTTGGCCGATTCAATGCGCGGATCAGTCGGCGGCGGCGCGTTCTTCTGTGCGTCGAGATTGGCGCTGATCTGTTCAGGCGTGTTCATCACGTCGTCAGGTGTGATGTGCTGGGCCTCCACCATCTTGCGGAACAGCTTCTGCTTGTCCACAAAGATCGCGTAGTCCGGGTCTTTCGCCATGTTGGCCACGTTCACCAGACCCTGCGCCATCTGGTCACGCACAATAAGCACAGAAGAACCACGGGCGTCGATTTCGAAGTCGCCCTTGATTTCCTCCTTCTCGCTGTACTGCATGTTCCAGTCGTAGTAGCGACGGATATGCGGACGCGTGACTTCATCGTCATACTGCTTGACGATCCGGCGCAGCACCGTGTTCGCACTGTTCATCAGGATGGACATGCCGCCCACCGTGTCCGGTGCCGTGCCCTGTTCACCCTGTGCGATCTGTGGCAGGCTGGTTTCCTCGTCCGCGAACTTCTGCGCGAGGTCAATGATTGCCGCTATCTCCTGCTGGTGCGATGCGACTTCGAATACCCAGAACGCCTTCTGCACGTCGTCCGCGTCGCCCTGCATGAACCACAGCTTGCGCGCCGTCAGTTCCCAGTTACCATCGGCTGGTACCACGGCCTTGCGGTTCATGATGATCTGTGGCCCGCTGGACAGCGCCATGTTGTCGAGCATCGCCCGCCATGCGCTGTTCAGGGTGCGCTGTGCATAGCGCATCAGATACGGCACGCCGACACCGAACGGCGAAAGGTCCACACGCTCCCAGTGGAACACGTCATACGGGAAGTCACCCGTGTCCAGCGGGTTCAGCATGGCCTTGATGATGCGGTTGTTGCACATCACGATGACTGCACTGAACGTCACCAGCCACGTTGCCGCGTCTTCAGGCGGGCACAGGCCCAGCGTTTCGAGGTCGTCACGGTCCACGTCACCCGTGTACGTCCACAGTTCATAGCGCTTGTCCTGATAGTTGCCTTGGTTGTAGGCCAGTTCACCGGCACGCACGTTGTCCGTGTAGGTGCCCGACTGGTGTACGTGCTGCGGGCCTTCAGCGAGGCACAGCGCAATCGCCTGCCAGTTGTAACCCGGCACCTTCGCATACTTGGCCAGTGAACGACCGGGCAGGAACTCACGCTCGAATACGTATGCGCCGTTCTGGTGATCGTCGCCACAGGTCGGGTCCGGGTAGAAGTTCCACGGATCGACACGGTACGTCTGTGGCTTGACTTCCTGCACCATGTCCAGCATGTGCACAGCACCTGACTTCTTCGTCCACTTCTTCTTGATAACGTTGTGGACAGTCGGACCCTTCAGCACACCCGTGCCCAGCTTCGCCGCGTCCTGCAACACCTTGCGGCCTTCACCGTTGTAGCTGCATTCGGTTAGCTGGTCATCAATCTCACGCTCCATCGCAGTGGCTTTCTGCTGCGCGATCTGCATCTGTTCAGCAGCGAGGTCGGCATAGGTAACGACCTGACCCGCACCCGGCGCTGGTGTGCTGCCATCCGGAGCAGGCTGCTGCTGTTCAGGGTCCGGATGCGGCAGGGGCTGGCCAGTCTGTGGGTCAATGTAAGGCTGGTTCCGTCCATTTTTCAGCGCTTCCATGAGTTCAGGGACAGGAGTGGGCTTGATGCCCCAGTTCTTGTCGTCTGTCGGGAACAGCATGTCGGCGGCGCGTGCCGCACAGGCGTTGGTCTTCTGCCGCGTCAACTGGACAAAGACAGTGGAGCGCTTGCCGGTCGTGGTATCGCCTGCCGTGCGACGCTGCGCCACCTGCGTGCCGCTTACCGTGTCCATCAGGTCCACGCGGCGCGTGCTGGCATCGCGTCCCTGATAGCTGTCGAGGTCGTCCAGCCAGCGGCGTTCGGTGCCGGACGCGGCGCGTGCGTCAAGTGCTTCGTTGCGACGCTTGACCAGAATGGCGCTGAACAGTTGCAGTCGTTCTAGCTGCGACTCCACTTCAGCAAAGTTTGTGGTTTTGGCCACGGGATCAAGGGTTTCGCCTTGCATGTTCACACCCTGTCAGGAAAGTAGCAGCACACCGCGCCGCCTGTGATGTTGGCTTTCTCTGCATTCGCGGCCAGTGCCTGTTCAGCATCAGCACGTGTCGGATACCACGGAACCTCACTCGCGATCAGCGTTTCCGCCAGATCAACGAAGACATGCAGGTTCACCAGATCACCCGGCAGGCCACAGCCATACACATGAGTGACGATGGCCACCTGTTCATCGTGGCCGTTGGTCCACGGGCCTAGCGTGACAACTGTGCGGCCACGTGAGACGGTCGGCTGTCGCAGCGCCTGTAGCTGGCGGGCCAGTGCTTCGGTTAGTGCTTCGGACACAGTTCGCTCCAGTTGACCGTGGGATCGGCTGACGTTGCCGCCAGCGTGTCCACAATCAGGTGAACGCGATCCGTTGGCCCGTGGTTATCGGCTGAATGGGGTTTGTGATGATCGAACCAGAAGGCGGTGCCTGCGTATATGTCGCGCTCCATCGTGTCGCCACAGGTGTACCGGCATCCCACATTGCTGGACAGCACGATGTGATGGCGCGTGAACGCATCGGCATACGGTCCGGTATCGGTGTGGGTCTGGACATGGCCATGTGGTCGCAGCTTGACCAGCATCACACGACCGATGGCATCCTGTGGCGTGCCCAGCTTGTTCAGCAGCGGTGCCACGACCGGCATCAGCACCGGCATCAGTTCGCCCAGACGCGGATAGTCCTGCGCTGTGGTGTCGAAGAAGTTCAGGAAGGTGCGCGGTCCACGCAGGAAGATGCACTGTGTATCCCTGTGGTGCGAACCGGGATAGCTCTGCCGTATGGTGATTTCATCCCACCATGCTTCATCTATTGCAGCGAGTAACGGCTGGACAGGCAGATCAGAGAGAATGAATCTTATGTTGTTCATGTGAAGTCCTTGATACGTTCGGCCAGCACCCAGCAATAGTCTTCCATTGCATCGCGCTGTTTGATCATCAGGCGCTTGGTTCGTGGCGTCAGCGCTTCAACGCCCTTGCCACACAGGAACGCTTTCAGTTTGTGCAGCTTCACGGTCAGGTCTGCATGCTCGTCTTTCACACGCTGCTGCCAGTCTTCCATGTCAGTACCCCGTCTCGTTGTCGATCACGCCGAATGAGGGAATGTAGTTCTGTTCAGGTGCTGGTGTGGCAGCGTGCTCCAAGTCCATCAGGCCGTACCGCATTGCACTGAGCAAGTCATCATTGGCCTTGACGATCAGCCCTTTCTCCCGGTGATACAGACGGAATTCCTCAAACCACTCCACCAGATGGCTGGCCACCTTCAGGCGTCCGGTCTGCATGCGCTCCAGCACCATGCCGACTGTGGCTTCCAGTGAGTTGCCGTGTTCAGGGTGGCTGGCGTGCTTCTCCCGCATGTTCGCGCCGTACTTGCGATATGACGCAGCGAGTTCGGCCCCGTCTGACTTGCCGTGCTGCATGCCATCGTGTGGCCATGCCACAGGTATCCACGGGCCTTTGGCCTTGATGATCGCGCCGTGAAAGATCGCTGACTGTTCAGATTGACGGTAGCAGTCATACAGGTGAACCGTGTCGGTGTCGCGGTCCCATGCCATCCACACACCAGCGGCAGGGTGATCCCAGCCGAAGTCAACGCCACAGATACGTGGCCAGTGGTGCGGGATACGGAACGCCTGTTCAGTGATCATTGATTCAACCACCGGATAGACACGACCGCTGCCCAGCACAGGGATACCCTTGGCCCGTGCTTCACGTTCATGGGGCAGGTAGCCTGCGATGATCTGCTGACGCCGTGCCTCAGTGTAGTGAAGCGCGTCGCTGATCGTCATGTTCGTGTCGTGCGTGCCGGGTGCCTTGTCGATCAGGTAGCGCTTGACCACGTTGGACATACCCAGCAGTGGCGTGAACGTCATGTAGACGATGCCACCATTGCCGTTATCACCGGCCTGTGTCCGTGTCTTGCCTTCGCTATACACGTCTTCATCCGGTTCTTCATCGAACCACACAAAGTCCAGCGTCTCACCTTGGAACTTGTCGCGTCCCTGTTCATAGGACTTGAAGTAGACGGTACTGATGCCGCCTGACTCATGCGCCACCTGAACATAGTCGATTGAGTCCGCGATGCCGTGTGACTTGCGCTGTATCTTGACGATGCACTCAGCAGGGATCGCACCGGTGCCCCACTTGCCCACACGACCGACCAGAATACGCTGTGGGTTGTCACGCGTTGATTCACCCGTCACACCAGCGACCCAGCCGATAGTGGGATGCTCAAAGCGCTTGCCTTTCCACCAGTCAGGGTAACGCCCTGTCAGGTGCATGGCCGTCTCAAAGCCTGCGCTCCATGTCTTGCCCACCTGATTACCGGCACGTAGCAGGCGTTCGAAGATGCCGTCAAGTGAGCCAGCGTTATGGAAGTCTCGCTGTTTCGGGTAAGGCCGGTACTCACGAAGCAGGTTGCCTTCGTTCAGGTTGGCCTTCAGTTCAAGAAGGTCCAGTAACTCCTGCTTCTCACCCAGCGTCAGACGGCCCAGATCAATCTGGCTGTAATCAATACTGTCCAGCACTGACTGGCTGATGTGCTGCGCTGGCTGTTCAGGTGGACGAAGCTGCATCACCTTCTCCCAGTGTTACACCGGCCTTGCCCAGCAGAGCACGAAGACGCTGGTCAACCTGTGATTCAGTCATCTTCACTGTCGCATTCAGGTCAATGGTCTGTTTGTCGCTGTACTTCGGATTGATCCGGGCTGCTACCCATTGCAGCGTATTGATGTGCACCTTGATGGCGTTCACCACTTCAGACGATGCACCTGCCGCCACTGCTGCCGTCAGTTCACGCGACGCATCGGCTATCTCGTCTACATGTTTGTCAGCACGGCGCAGCAGTGCGGTCTGGTACTTCGCGAGCCAGTCAGCACTGTTCAGCATCTGGTTCACGGCAGACGGCGTTGGCATGTCATCACGCTTGCATATGCGATAGATGCTCACGCCTTCAGCCACTTCAGCGAGTATGCTGTCCAGTAACTCAGGAGTGCACTTGATGCCCTGACGCATCTTCACGTACTCAGGCGTCAGCTTCTCCAGTTGTCCCTCACGTCGGCGCAGTACTGCGTTCATCGCGTGGTCAAGTGCCACGGCACCGGCATAGCGCTCTGCTGCCTGTGCTTCAATGGCCTTCTTTAACATGGCCACCTTCTCATGGTCGCCACCGGCCAATCTGAGAAGTGCTGCGTTTTCTGCCTGTTCAGCGTTCCCCTGTTCAGGGGAGCTTGAGGAAACCGATTCCTTTTGCGTGTTCAGCTTTTCAACCGGATCAGCCATCATTGCAGCCCAGCGACTGGACTTGACCGGTTCAGGCTTGTCCAGCATGTCGCTGAACGCCTTCTTATGTGTGCGCGTGATACCGTTTAGCATCGAAGCCCCCTGAATCACTGATTAAATGCCACCGCTGTTCAGATCGACACTGAACAGTGATTCAGCCTGTTACTGTTCAGTGCTGCGGCAGATTCATGTTTGCCAGTGCATCCCAGATCGCTTTCGCGTCCTGTCCGTTATTGCCAGTGGCTGCACCCGGACCCTGTGTGTCATCTGCCACGGCTGGGCCAGACTGGTCCGGACCCGTGCCGCCACCCTTGCCGTTAGGCGTGCCGCCTGACCCGGCAGTCGCAGCAGCACTACCAGACAGTGCTGTGTCATCGTCACCGTCAGGTGGCTCGCTGGCTTCTTCCTGCTGCGCTGCCTGCGGGTTACTCAGAATGTGCCTGGCCATTTGCAGGGCATCGGCCAGTGAACTGGCGGGCTGCATGTCTTCAGGCACGCTGGACGGCGCATCGGTCAACCCGACACTGATCTTTCCATCGTCGCCTAGCGTGATTTCAACTGTTGTGCTCACAGGTGGCTCCAGAAACAAAAAACCCAGCGCATGGCTGGGTTCGGATTGATGTGGACGCAATGGCCCGGACGAAGCATAGCAAAAAATTTTCAGACAGGTGAGGCCCTTGTGCTGCGGTAGACAGGGCATTAGGGTAAACACCTATTTGACATTGACAGTGCTGTGTCCTATAATTGAGTCCAAGGTCGAGGGATCGACCGAGTAGCTGGGAAGGGAAAGCTAGGGCTGATGAAGCCACACCCCAACCAGAGACCGCTAGGACTCTGAGGTGACAACTCAGACGAGTGCGAAGTCCACCGCGAGGTGCACCGGACGCATGGCATCCAAGCCTGCCAGCGTCCGGCAGACCAAAGCGCACTGTTCAGTGTGCTTCGTTCTGCCACCGGAGAAACACAAAATGAAACTCGCTCTCTTGCTGATCATCTTCATCCCTGTCGTTATCTCGATCATCCACCCCTTCGCCTGAACAGGAGAACATCATGGCCCGCAAAATTGAACAGCAGATGCTGGATGCAGCACTTCACGTTCGTGACTGGCACCACAGCAACACGGAAGTGAAGGCCTGCACGAATCAGGCAAACGATCTGCCTGTGTCCCGCGTCTACCTGCATGGCCATCACATTGCCAACCTTCAGCAGGTACGGCACGACAAGATGGAGTTGCAGGTGATTGAAGAAACCCTGCGTAACTGGCCGACCAACACCACCATTAGCCGTCTGCGTGCCCTTGGTGCGAACGTCTACTCGAAAAATCACGTGGTCTACCTGAACGACCAGCCTGTCGCAGATCGCCGGTGACGCATACAAGCGGATTGCCTTGTCCAGTCCGCTTGTGTTCTCTCACCCGCAGTACCCACTCAGGAGTTTTATCATGGCTCACGAACTTACCCAGCGCGCTAACGGCACCTTCGAAATGGCTTATGTTGGCGACACGCCTTGGCACGGCCTAGGCCAGCGTCTCGAAACAGATACGACGTTGGACCAGTGGATCGTCGCAGCAGGGATGGACTGGAAAATCAACCGTTCACGCGTTCGCTATGGCGAAGGCCCGAACCAGCGCATCATTGATGACCAGCACGTGCTGTTCAGGTCGGACAACAAAAACCACCTTGGCATCGTCTCCGACCGGTACCAGATTGTCCAGCCCCGTGACTGCATGGAGTTTTTCCGCGATCTGACGGAATGCGCAGGGTTCACGATGGAAACGGCTGGCACGATGTTCGGCGGCAGGCGTTTCTGGGCACTGGCTCACATCGGCAAAACGGCAGTCATCAAGTCTGCTGCTGACATGGTTGGCGGGTATCTGCTGCTGTCCACGTCTGCCGATGGCTCGCTGGCCACGTCTGGCCGGATGACTACCATTCGGGTTGTGTGCAATAACACCCTCTCGATGGCGCTGTCTGGCAAGGCAAAGCATGAAATCAAGCTGTCGCATCGTTCGAAGTTTGATGCGAACAAGATGAAGGACCAGCTTGGCATTGAACGCGATGGCTTTACCGCATGGGCACACCAGATGAAGTTGCTGGCAATGGAGTCGTGCGGGATTGAAGCATCTGAACAGTACGTCTTTGAACTGCTGTCCGACAAGGACTGGGAAAAGGCTACTGCTGAAGAAGTGTCCGATGTGCGTGATACGCGTGGCTTCAAAACCATCATGGCGCTGTTTAACGGAGAAGGCAAAGGCGCAAACATGGACGGTGTGAAGGGCACGCGTTGGGGTTTGCTGAACGCTGTCACGGAATACTACGATTACCATGTCCGTGCCCAGTCGGCTGAAAACCGTCTGTCCAGCGCATGGTTCGGTGATGGCGACAAGGCCAAAACCAAAATGCTCGAATTGCTGACTGTATAAGGTGACGCGCTAAAGCGGATTCTCCGGAGTCCGCTTTGACTCTCTCACCCGTAGGAGTTTCATCATGGCTTCAAAGACTTATCAGGTTGAAGTGTGGAGAAGGGGCGGACTGATGTTCCGCACCGAAGAAACGGACAGCGTGAACCGTGCGCACGGCATTGCATCCTATCTGCACGATGTAATGGGTCCGACTCACACCGTCTTCATCTTGCTGGACAACAAACAGTATGCCTCGTATGAATGGCATTCACTCACCTGAACAGGAGAACATCATGTGCCAGAAATTTGCAGCGCGCGAATCCTTCGTCTTTGCCAATGGCGCAATCGGCTGGAGACCGGGCGGTCCGATGGACTGTCTGGGTCCGTGGGCGAAGGTCCAGAAGTGTCCAGTGGCTGGCGTTCCCGGTCTCACGCTCACCTGCTACGCCACAGGCTACGCTGACACCTTCTTCAGCGTCCCTGCCTGCACCCGTTACCGTGGCCACTACATCGGTGGCTACTTCACGCAGGACAGTGATGGCAATGCCGAGTTTCGCCCGTATGACCGTTTCAAGGCCCGTCTGGGAATAGCGGTAGACGACCATGCGCACTGAACCCTGCACGTCTGCAAACCAGATCACGTATCTGTACTTCTGTACGTTAGGTGGCCTGACGCATCCCCACACCCGTAAGGTCCAGCGGCAGAATGGTAGCTATATCTATTTCACCTACCATCTTGCTCGCTGGTAGCGAGTGAAGCGCTACAGCACCGTGACAGGGTGCTGTGTCTTTCTCACTCCCCTGAACAGGAGAACATCATGGCTTCATACATCGTCCGCTTTGACGCAATCGACCAGTCTGACTGTCAGCTATTGCAGGTGGACGCAAGCAATGCTGAAGAAGCACGGGACAAGGCAGTCGAGTTTGCGCTTGAAAACTATCAGGTGATTGGCGCAGTGACTTCGGTTAAGCCAGCATGAGTACCTACGCGAAAGTGCTACTCACCTATCTGATGCTGGCCCAGTCCGATCACAAATGGGCTGAACAGCATCGGCGCAGTGCAAGGGTTTGCGCCATCTACATCATTGCGGGGCTTTACTAGGAGAACATCATGAAAACGTACAAGGTGCTTCGCGCTGACTTCAGCGTATGGAAGCACCTGATGTATCTGCCAATGGCACTGGAAGCGGCATCACATGATACCGATGCAGCAAACCCCGTGCTATTCGTTGTAGAGGTTCTGGAAGACGAGTGACACGCTACAGCACCGTGACAGGGTGCTGTGTCTTTCTCACTCCCCTGAACAGGAGAACATCATGGCACGCTATCAGGTGGAAGCAAAACAGGCAATGTTCGATAACTACTGGCTCCCGGTCGGTCAACCCTTCATCCGTGAACGGGATGCCAAGCGGCGCGTGGCCCGCGCCATGCTGCGTAATGGCATGCCTGCAAGCTGGTACCGCATCATCCCTATTGAACTGGAGAACAAAATGGTCAAGTACGACATTGAAGTCACGGACACCTTTGGCGGTGAAGCTAACTACTGCTGGGTCAAGCGCCATACGCTGGAAGTCCCGCAGGGCACCACGCATCTGGCCTTTGTGCGTCGCGTGAAGGCGCTGATCGGCTGGACAGGTCTGCGCTGCAACGTGTCGAATTTCGGTAACGGCTCACTGGACATTCGACCGGTGAACATGTGTCAGGTGTGCTTCACCGTCTACCGGGAGACAGAAGATGCTGCGCAGAGTTAAGCTGGACGTGATCGCGTCCATACTGGTGATGCTGGTACTGGGCATCCTGATCGGTGTTGCATGGAGTTGAACATGACCTACGATGAACTGATGGCCCTGTTCGATGAAGATACGCAGCAGAAGGTTGAGGCTGCGCTCGAATCGGTGCAGGGTATCGCCGTCTACAAACGGGACGATGGCAAGGTGAGTATCCGGGCACTGGTGCCCGACTTGCCTGATGTGCTTGACGATGGCTTTGTGCTGACCGGTACCTACACAAAGCCACTGCTTGAAGTGGAACTGTCCAGAACGCAGCAGGCGCTGCACTGGATGAAGGAAACGGGTGGCTCACCCTATGCTGCTGCCAAGCAATTCGGGATTGATGCCTCTGCCGTCTACCGTGGCATGAAACGGGCTGCAAAGACTCGCTGCCCGTGCTGCGGACAAACCTTGAAGGGGTGAATGATGAAACGTCCTGCTATTGGCTTTAGAAAGGTGACTGCTGAAGGCTTCAACTGGCGCAATGGCAAGGCCTACCCGAAGTTTGCTCGCTGGGATGGACAGCCAGCGCGCTGTCCAATGAAGGGTGAATACTTTCTGTCCGGCGCACTGCCTACCGCTTACCGTGCGAAGGCCGACATGACCACGCCCTACTTTATCGCTGTGCTCACAGGAGGAACCATCATGGCCATAACCTATGCTGACCTGTACCAGATTCTGACAGAAGCTGAACTACGGGTAGAAATTGCCACCGATCCCGGTGTGCGCGAACGCTCTGCTGAAACGGTCTCGCTGGTGAAGCAGAGAATGGCAAAGGAAGGCCTTACCCGTGATGTGCTTGAAAGACTTGCAGGAGTGAAACGGCCATGTTTATAACTGAACAGCAGGCTGAATTTCGTGAAGTCCAGCCAGCCTTTCGCGATGAGTTTATCGAAAGGCTGATCTGGTCTCCCGTGTCGTGCCGACACTGCATGTGGACCTACCGTGCACTGGTCCAGTGTGACAGCAGGGGGCGGATTGTGCGGGGCTCACGCCAGCGCAATCCGTTCACACCGTACCGATGATCGCTGCCACCCCGTTGTTATGCCAGCGACGCAACAGCGCATAGATTGCGTCGTATGGCACTTCCAGCAGTCCTTCCCATACCTGCCCACTGACGTGCAACGCTTCCATCGCAACCATTGCGGGGACATGCGTTGCACCGTCTCCCCTGCACCACGCACACTTCTTCCAGCCCCCTTTGTGTTCCGTCCATTCCCCTGTTTCAATGTCCAGTCTCATTCCACCCGGCATCTTGATCATGCCCTTGCCATCGCAGTGCTCGCACGGTCGCATTGCAAGGAACGCACCGAACGTGACCCGTGCACATTCCCTTGCCAGCTTCTTCGGTACGCCTGCCAGTGTGTAGGCTTCCGCCAGTCGGGAGAAGACGCGCCGCGTCGCCCGTTCATCATGCAGGTACAGACCACGCAGCAGATCAGCGGACTCCGGTGCTGCATTGCCAATCGCCCGTGCCATGTCTGTCCAGTCACTATCCTTGAATGCTGTTCCCGATACACGTTCCGTGAATCCTGATACACCGATTGTCAACTGAGAGAGTTTTTCAAAGTTCATTGCAGTTCCCCTATTCTGGCGAGTACCGCGTCCATCAGGTCTTGCTGGTCGTCTTCCTTGTCGGCCAGCACCCGATACCTTACGTGTCTGTCCAGCGTGTTACTGGCCATGATGCACGACTGGACAACGTGATCCGCTTCCTGTCCGCTGCGTCTGAGTCGTGCGTTGAACTGCTGCCAGTGTTCGAGATTGTGAGTGGGTCCGAACCACACGGTCTTGTTGCCGCCTGCCTGTATGTTCGTTCCGTGGCCAATGCTTGCCGCATGCGCATAGCCTATCTTTATTTTCCCTGCGTTCCAGTCGTCCAGCTTGGCATCACTGTCCAGCTTCACGGCCTTGCGTCCGAAGTGCTTCTGGATGGCTTCAGCTTCAGGCCGGTACACATACGCCACCAGCAGGTTACCGTCGTCAGCTTCCGCCAGTTCGGACAGCGCGTTCAGCTTGGCCTTGTGCACCGGCTGTGGTTTGCGTCCATCATCGTAGACCGTGCCGTTCGCTATCTGCATCAGCTTGTTGACCAGTGCTGCCGGGTTACGTGCGCTGATCTGGTGTCCACGCATCATGGCAACCAGATCGGCTTCTACCTTGTTGTACAGTTCCCGTGCTTCATCCGGCAGGTCCACCCAGATCGGATTGTCGATCAGGTCCGGCAGATCAATCCAGTCTTCAGCCCGCAGTGACATGACGATATCGCCTATCCTGTCGTAGATGCGCGCCTTCGCTCCCTTGTCAATCGCCCAGCTATAGACCGTGCCATCCCTGCCCGTCGCTGCGGGGCTGAAGTACGCTGACCGGTAGGCGCTGTACGTCTCGCCCAGCCGTCTGCCTTTGTCCAGTATCCACAACTGGCTCCAGATATTCAGCAGGCCGTTCGATGCCGGTGTGCCAGTCGCCTGCACGATCCGGCCTGTCTGCTTCCTGAAGTCACGGCAGGCCCTGAACCGGTTGGTGTCCTGATTCTTCACGAAGCTGGCTTCATCCAGCACCACCATGTCATACGGCCAGTTGCTGCCGTAGGCGTCCACAAGGTACTCCAGAAAATCCCAGCTTACAATGTGGATGCGTTCACGGTAGGACTGAAGCAGCTTCTTCGTTGCTGCCTTCGCCTTGCGATTGGCCTGTCCATCTTCCCGGTCATACCCGAAGGCCAGCTTGCCCTTCTTCTCTTTCTTGCGGATCGTCTCCAGTACCGCGTCGTAGTAGTCCAGCGTCTGGTAGGTCGGCGTGAGACCGAAGTCCTCTGCCTTCAGCACACGGTACTGCATGTAGGCCAGATGCTTCCACTTCCTGAACTCGTCCGGCCATACCTTGCTGGCCACCCGCTTCGGTCCCACGATCAGCACGCGCCGCACGTCAAAGCAGTCGTACAGCAGAAAGCTGACCGCGCTCGCTATCACGCTGGTCTTGCCGAGGCCCATCGGATACCACAGGCCGCAGTCCGGTGTCTCCAGCACGAAGTCCAGCCCGTGCTGCTGATAAACGCGTGGTGTCCAGATCGTGCTCATGAGAGTTTCCTGCGTCTCGCTATTTCCCTTGCCCGTTCAGCCAGCCACGTCGCCACTGCCGGTGCAGAATCCAGCATCGCGTGTGGATGGCCCCGTTCAGCCACGTAATCCCTGAACAGCACCTGCAACGGGTCCAGATCCCTGCCCGGTCGTTTCAGTTCCACGAAATGAACAGGCAGGTAAGGCAGAACCACGATCCGGTCATACACTCCTGCCTCTCCCGGACTGACGAACTTGTAGGCTTTTCCGCCCAGTGCTTCGACGCCTTCCCGAAACAGGGTTTCGATGGCACTCTCCCTCACCTTTCTTTTGCTCATTCCAGCCACGCTTTCCTAGCGCGCTGCCGCTGGTTCGCTTCGTCCGGTGCAGGGGTAGCCACTTTTTCCGCCGACCCGCCAGAAGGGCTGAAATCGAATCCCTGCTGTTCAGCCGTCAACTGAACAGACTTCTGCTTGATTTCACCCGGCTTGGTCCGGTGCATGACTTCACCCAGCACCCAGTCCAGATCGCTGACTTCGGTTGCATCGAACCACGTGGCGTTCACGGCAGCGAGGTTCTTTTCCACCACCACCTTGGCCTCTGCCCAGACAGGGCTGGCCACGTCATCCGGTCGCACGAAGATGAACAGCGGCATGCAGTCCTTCACCAGCACCATCATGTCCGGGTAGCCGGGTGCGTTCGCCAGATCGACTACCAAGGCGTCGGCCTGAATGAACAGGCTCGCTACCTGTTCAATCGCTTCAGTGCGACTAAGGGTGTTCAGTTCTTTCATGTTCAGTTCTCCAGTTCTGTTCAGTTATAAGGGTTTTTACTTACTAGTGACGTTAGTGACGTTTCTTACCCTTTTAGAGGTTTTTCCTGCCAGCGCTCGTATAGAGAGTTTTATGATTTAGGGGTATAAACGTCACTAACGTCACTAACTACACTTACCCAAAGAAACGTCACAAACGTCACTACCTGTTTTTATTCAACAGCTTATGCTACTGTCCAGCTATTTTCCGAAGCCTTCGTCTTCCGCGCTGCGCTCACGCCTGATCAGGCCCTTGTATCCGCGTTTTCCACCCGTGCCACGGTACTGAGTGAACCCGCGATCCAGTAAACGTCTGCCCAGCGACTTCTCGGACGGCACCATTTGCAGACAGCCCGCCTGTTCAGCGTACCGTTTCCAGCTACCCCACAGTTCAGCCATAGTCGTCCGGCCCAACGGTTCAGTCACCCACTGATCGTTCAGCCAGTCGTGCAGCACGTCCATGTCTGTACGATATGACGCGTGTGCCGCAGCGATACTGGGCGGCGTCTCCCCCAGCCGGTCGCGCAGATACTTCGAAGCACCGGCCACACACCACGCAAGGATGCCTTCATATTCAGCCTTCAGCTTGTCGTCCAGCGCCGTGTCCTTCTCGATGTGCCGGTCCTCATCGAAGTTGCGCGTGAACGGGATCAGCCGGATACGACGCCAGATACCGTGATCGTCATCCTTCACCACAGGCCGGTGATTCGTCGGCATGAAGATCACCCAGCTAGGCTTGAACGCAATCGACTTCCTTGCATGCACACCACGCGCCTGCAATTCATCCCCGCCCGTGACACTCTTGATCAGCGACGCGCGCAGCGACATGCCCGCTTCCGGCTCGCTCATATAGACGAAACGTGAACCCTTCAGGCGCAGCAGGTATTCAGTAGGACCGGAAGCCGAGGCTTGTGTCTTGTTGTCCGTCAGGAAGGTCGTGTACGGCGTGGACATGGCGTGCTGCCCGAGCACGTTGCGGATCGCATTCAGGATGGTGGACTTGCCGTTCGATCCCAGACCATAGGGAATCACGAAGAACTGTTCAGCCGGATTACCCAGCAGCGAGTAGCCGATTACCCGGTGGAACCACTCGATCATCTTCGGGTCATCGAAGAAGGCGTCGCCCAGCACCTTCAGGAACAGCGGACACTTGGCGTCCGGGTTGTAGTCGCACGCAGCCACGCGCGTCACCAGATCAGCCCGTTCGGCATCGCGCAGTGTTCCGCTGTCCAGTTCGATCACGCCATTGCGCACGCCGAACAGGTTCATGTCACTGTCCATCAGCGCACCCGGTACGATCATGTTCGAACCCGGCACACCCGGCAGCAGCTTCACCATTGCGTCGATCATGTGCGAGGTCTGCGACTTGATGCACCACGACATGTAATCGACCAGCGCGCCGCCACTCAGATCGTCCGGGGCATTGCGCGGCATGTCGTCAATCACCTGCTGGGCGATGCGGCGCACCGCTTCGACCGGGTACTCCTGCCAGCGTCCATCCTGCCAGCGGTACCACACCTGCGACTCCGGTACGAACAGCAGGTTGTGGCCAATGCGGTCGTACAGGCGCGCGGCGTTACCCATTTCAGTGAAGCGCTGGTCCAGCGTCGCGGTGTTCTGCGACACAGCCACGGCGGTCTTGCTTTTGGATGCAGGCGAGACAGCCTTGCGCATTTCCGCGATGGACAGCGCCGTACCGAGCACCGCCTTTTGCCGCTTGACCAGTTCTTCGGCCAGCCGCTTGCGACCGAGCGGCGTCAGGTCATCGGACTCGCTGATGCGGCGGGCCAGCTTTTCTTCCAGTTCGCGCTCGTCTGTACAGTTCTGGATTTCAACGATGAACGTGTCCCGGACAGCTACGGCCTTCTCCGCGCGCTGGTCGTTCATCCACTTCAGGATCGTGGCGTAGGTCGTCGCGCGTCCCTTGGTGCCGTGGCGCAGTTCGTCCCACTTGGCCTGCACCACGCCGTCCTCGTACTTCGCGCCGCCCTGACTCCACGTGTCGATCAGGTCGAGGCCTTCGTCGCTGCCCAGCGTCTGGTGATGCACCGCCCGGATGACCGTCATCCAGTCGTCATACTCCATGTCCGGGTCCAGCCTGTCCAGATCACGTTCAATCTCATGCAGGCTGATACCACGCAGCGGCTGGACAGAGTTGACCAGCGGATCAACATCACCGTTCTCCTGAACAGCGGAGCGGCGGCGGTCGTCATGGCCACGGTCGGACCGGGCTTCCGGTTCGTCCTCAATCAGGGCGAGCACGCTGTCCGGCTCCACGTAGCCCGTGGTCCTGAACGCACCCGAGCGGTACGGCGCGTCCTGATTATGGATCGGGCAGAACATCATCTGCGACGGCTTGAGCGAGGCCGGGTCCAGCGTGGCCGGGAAGTAGCGCGCGAGGCCGCGCACCAGCAGCCGGTATTCAACTGGAGAAACGTCGCGGCCTAACGGAATGATTACCCGAACTTTCGGCTGTATGTTGTCCAGCGCATAGACATGAGAGCGTGTTGTATGCCAGACGTAGGAGAATGGCACGCTGATTGCTTCGATGCGCAGCTTCTTCAGAAGCAGGCCAGCATCGCGCTGATCGAAGTCTAGCGTCACGGCTGAACGGCTGGTCAGGTGATCATCATCACGGACACCGTGTGCGCATTCACCGAACAGCACGAAAGCATCACGTTTCTTCAGTGATGACTGCGTAACAGTATCTTCGGGCGCGCCCTTGGGCCTGTTCTTGGGCAGGCTCAAATAGTAACCGTGTGTAACAGAGGATTCGTGTGGGTTCTGGACAAACTGGACAAGATCAGTCCAGTCCATACCTGTCGGCTCCTGAACAACACCCGGATTTCCCTTGCCCCGGCTCGCGGAGACAGGACGAAATTCACTCACGGCAGGCTTGCCCTGCCACGGTTCATTAGCTATCATGGTCGTGTAGTTCCTGAGTAACGGGTCTGATCCCCCGAGATTCAGTTCAGCTTAGAGAGAACTAAGCCCGCTGATCACTCCACGTGCCAGCGGGTTCTTTTTTGGGCGCGTTGTCCATCTCAGTCACACTCCCCACCGTCACTATCCGACTCGCCCGGTTCAGGGCAACCAATCGTGTATCTGTTCAGCATGTTATGTGTCTCCAAGGCGGCGTCCCACCCCGTGCGCAGATCGACCACACTGTAGGCACGGTTACGCGGCGTGTTCAGCTTCAGCCATTCTTCGAACGTCATGGCCACTGTCCAGTTACAACGGATTCGTGTCGATATGCTTTTGAAGGATTGCGCGAATCTGTTCAGCCATGCCGAGACCTGTGCGCTTCTTCATGGTCAGAAAATACTTGGTCATGGTGACGGGCAGGAAGATCGTCTTTCGGGTCATGACAACAGTGTGGGACATGATCGCTCTCCGGTTAGAGTTAGAATTGATTATTGGGCTGCGCAGTACATCAGCATTACTTTATGATATACTGCTTCGCCTTAAAAACAAAACCCGCCGCAGAACCTTGCTGGGCGGGCTTCTCTCGAAAGCCTGTGTATGACACTGATCCTGTCACATGTTGAAGGCATTTTTCGTCAGCTTGACGAGATTGGCTGCTGCCATGTCGCGCAACTGCTGCTGACGTTCTTCGGGCACCTGCCCCCCGCCACCGTTCGGATTGGTTTTCGTCTTCGGGGTACACCAGCGACTCACGGTGCCCGGAGCACACTCAAGATACCGCGCCACCGCGCGCACACCACCCAGCTTCTGGATGATGCCAAAGGCTGGCTCTGCCTTGTTCACCTGTACATTGCCCTTGAAGTTGCGCGCCTGCGGACTGGCCTTCTTCGCGGCCTTGATTCGTTTGGCCATTGCGGCGTCAATGTCCAGTTTCTTTCCCTTGGTTGCCATGTTACGTTCTCCGGTTATTCGTCATTAGGACGGCCCTTTGCCGTGAGACAGAATGTAGCTGAACAGCAGCACGTTGACAAGGAAAATTTAACGTTGACAGCGCAACCGTGATTTCCTAAGATATGACTATCAGCAGCACCCACACAAGCGCAGCACGTACACCCGGAGAACCACATGGACACAATGAACAGCGGACAGACCGCCAGAGAAAGCTACAGCCGACTCAAAGAGAAGATGCGCGCAGATCAACAGGAGAAGATGCACATAGACGCGGAAGTGACCAACCTCAACGCCGACGTGCGCCCCCAGACCCCGATGGAAGCAGCGCTGAACAGGCTCAACGCTGTCGTCAACGGACTGGACCTGACAGTCGGTGCACTGGAAGTACGGCTGGCCACGGTCATGGAAGAACGGTCGGTCAGCCAGCAGGGCACGGCGCAGCCACCGGCACCGGAACCGGGCGTCTCGCGCGTCGTCTCCGTGATCACGCATGCCGAGGATCGTCTGGTCATGTTGCGTGAGCGCGTCGATCAGTTGATTTCATGCTTGCATGTCTGAACGGATCGTGTAGTATGTACATCAGCAGCACGTGAAGTAGCAGGGGCGGGAGAGAACACGAAACCGGGGCTTCGGCCCCGGCAGAGTGTCAGAGCGCTTCGATAAAAGGGCACGGCATTCAGTTGCTGGCGGGACACGGCGGAAGCCAGACCGCGCCCTTCTACCGATCCGTTCAGGTGACAGGCCGTAAGTGCGTCGCGCTGATTAACCCGGTACGGAAGGCTTTCAACCTACCCGTCGAGCGGAATACACCAAGGCGCACTGATATCGCTGGGCAGACCAGCATTGAATGGATCGGGCCTGAATTGGAGCACATGAGCCGGGTTTGACCACCCGGTCCAGACGGCAGTTGCGGCTGTCCAGCTAGTCACTGGGGAGCGTAAGCAACGGTTTAGCGTGGGGCGGGTTGATTACCTGTTCCACCGGCGCAAGTCGTGTGCTCCAATGCAGGCGCTGTACTGAGAAACAGTCGGTGCGGTGAATAAGTAGCAAGCGTAAGACTGGCGGGTAGTCACGTGGTAGTACGGACTATGGCTGCTGGGGTTGCCCGGTCGAACATCGCGTAGGGCAGCGGATAAAACGCTTACTCATACCACGGCGAGGTTCAGTGCGTCCGATGTGCTGAACAGCATACTGTGGAGTAGCTGGAGTTGCGACCAGCCACGTTAAAGCTGCGGATAGGTGCAGCGCCTGCCTTGAACCTGTGAACCTGAACCTGTGCGAGTTGAACCTATGTTTAAGATCAGACCCACGACGTGGGCTATCTCCTTCGCCGTCGCCTTCATTGCGTGGGGCATCATCCTGCGTGCCATGTTTGTCTCCGTGGCTGCTGACTGCCCGCGTACCCCCATGCCTGCTGATCCGTCTGGACAGCAGACTACCCTGCGCACCTGAGCGCTACTTCCCTAAGCTGTAATCAATTCCATATAACTGGAGAACTACCATGACCATTTCCATCACCTTCACGGGCGAGAGCCAAGCTGAAGTGTTCAAGGCTGCATCGGCCTTCCTTGGCCTGTCGGCAGAGAGAGCCGCCGCTGTCGTAGCCGAAGACAAGGGCGCGGAATCGTCCGGCAAGGGTGGCCGTAGCCGCAAGGGTGCGGACGATAAAGGCAAGGACGAGAAAGGTGCGGACGAAGGCCCGGACTACACGGTTGACCAGATTCGCGAACTCGCGTCGAAGATCGAGTCGGACGATGATCAGGACAAGGCCATCGCCATCATCAGCGACACGGGTGCCGAGTCGATCAGCGGTCTGGAGAAGAAGTCCGCAGCGGTCCGTGTCAAGGTGTATGAAGCCATCAAGGCTATCGTGGAAGGCGCTGGCAAGTCGCGCCGCCGCGCGCTGGACTAAGCAGCACTGAATCCAGCCCGCCACCTGTTATCGGTTGGCAGGTTCACAACGGCGGGGAAAAGGCAGGTTGGCCGGTACCTGTGGATACAAACCGGCCATTTCTCCCCTGAACAGAGGACACCATGACAATCTCTCCCGACGAACTGAAGCTGCTGGTAGCAGACTATCGGTTCATCACACTGGACAATCCGGAAGAAGGCACCGCTGTGGTCTGCGAACTGGACCTGCACACCGGCATCAGGATCGAAAAGCAGAGCCAGTACACCCATGTGCCCAACTGCTTCGAACAGCAGTGCAACGTCGCCTTCAGTCTGGCGCTGGTCAAGCTGGGTGAACTGGAGGAATACCATCGCGCCGCCACGGCTGCGGGCGACGAGATTACACCCGCCAACGTCCTCACTGAGGACATGAAGCTGCCGCCCGGTTCCGCCGTCTTCCAGATCATCCAGAACATCAGCGAGGATGGTGAGGAAGGCAAGCTGGACATGCGCGGCGTGCTGATCGGCAGCGAGACCTACGATCCGAGCAACGCAGCGCACCGTGTGCTGGCCGTGATCAACAACATGGCTGACCAGATCATTGCAATGGCGCTGCCCGGTTCCTCTGTCCAGCGCGAACGTGCAGTTGACATTGAACAGCGGATTCTGAAGAACGGCAATCCTATGCTGGACAACCTGCCGCGCACTCCCGGCATGCCGCCCGAACTGGGCATGGGCTACGCGGGTACTGTTGACCCTGAGTTCCGCCCCGAGGACGACGCTGACTACAAGCCGTCAGGCACGGGTTACAAAACGTCGGACGACATTCTTTAAGCCATGAAAGTGCGCCCCATCACCGTTGTCCCGGTGCGGAAAGCGATTCACCGCGATCTGGACGATGTTCATGCCATTGACCGCGAGCACGCGAAGCTGTCCGCGTCCGGCGCGCACCGCTGGATGAACTGCACCGCGTCAGCGTGGATGGAAGCGCACTTTCCCGACATGGCCACCGAGTACAGTGCGGAAGGCACTCGCGCCCACACCATGGCATCCGAGTGCATTGCGCAGCGTATTACGGTCGATCAGTGGATGCATGCTGAACAGTGCAAGATCGTGATTCAGGGTGACGATAACGACCTGACACGTGACGAAGTAGAAGCAGCGCTGGACAGGTTCGAAGAACAGCACCCCGTGGACATGCAGGACCACGTGCAGGAGTACGTCTCCTATGTGATGGAGCGGATCGAAGCGGTAGAAGCGTTCGGCTCCGAGTTCATCCTGCATGGTGTCGAGGAACGGGTGAACTTCTCGCGCTGGGTACCGGAAGGATTCGGCACGACGGACTTCTGGTGCTACTTCCTGCGGGATGCAGTCGCGGACGTGAACGACTACAAGCACGGCAAGGGTGTGCTGGTGCACGTCGAGGACAACGAACAGACGATGCTGTATTCGCTGGGCGTCTGGGAGAAGCTGGTGGCAATGGGCCTGAAGCCCAAACAGTTCAGGATCACTGTCTACCAGCCGCGCATCGGCAACGTGAAGACATGGATTATCAGCACTGAACAGCTACTGCGCTGGGCAGACCGGGTGCTGGCTCCCGTGGCCGCGAAGGTCTGGGAGTCACTCACGGGTGACACGCTGGAGCCGGTGGAGTTCGATGCCAGTGATCCCGAGACGTGCCGCTTCTGCAAGGCGAAGATCAACTGCCGCGCACGCGCGGACGCGAGACTGGACATGGCCAAGTATGCGAAGGAAGTCGCCCTGATGACTGACCGGGAAGTGGAAGACGTGCTGCCCGAGGCTGACCATCTGGCGAAGTGGGCGGCTGACCTGAAGGCGTGGGCACAGGAGCGCGCCGCCCGAGGCAGGCCGGTGAAGGGCTGGAAACTGGTTGAAGGACGCAGCAACAGGAAGTATGCTGATAACGCACGTGTTGCGCGTATGCTGCGCATGGAAGGCTATAGCGAAGCGGAGATTTACGAACCCCGCAAGCTGCTGGGAATCACAAAAATGACTGCGCTGGTGCATGGCGCAAAGAAACTGGAGCGCATGCTGGGATCACTGATCGTGAAACCGGCAGGCAAACCGGTGCTGGTGCCCGAGTCCGATCCGCGTGCGGTGTACACACCGCCACAGGATGCGGCTGGACAAGGGTTTGAAGTTGAGGAATGAACCTTTGAACCTCTTGTGAACTGAACCTTTGGAGATAATGATGGCAAAAGCACCTTTCGATGGAGTTGACCGCGACGGCAAGGGCACGCTGAAGACGGTAGTGGTCGAGGCACAAACGAAGTCCGGCAGCACCGTGATTTTCGGACCCGTGCGTCTCTCGTATTTCAACGGTTTCAAAGCGCGCAAAAACAAGAAACGCAACAACGTCGAGGAATATTCGGTCGTCGCCCTGATCGACAAAAGCGACGGCAAGATGCTCGATTTCATCGAAGACCACATTGACCACGCCTTGGAAACAGTGTTCGGCAAGGTACTGCCGAAGTTCGCCACGTGTCTGCTGGACGGCGACAAGGAAACGGACGATGACGGTGATCCGCGCGCTCCGGGCTGCATGTACATCAGCACCCGTGCCGAGATTGACCAGCCGCCGCTGCTGTACAAGCCCAATTCGCAGGTTCCGCTGGACAGCGGATACGCGACGGACTGGGTGAGTGGCGACTGGGGCTACATCAAACTGGACTTCTTCGGATATGACAACGAAAACCGTGGGGTATCCACACGCTGGAAGGCGTTGCAGTTCAGCGCGAAGGACGATCCGTTCGGCAACGCCGTCCAAGACCCGGATAAGGTCGCGGGCGAGTTCGGGAGCGTGGAAGGCGTGGACAAGGCACTGCAAGGCAACGACCGCGACGATGATGGAGACCGCGCAGGCAATCGACGCGGCGGGCGCGACCGTGACCGTGGCCGTGGCCGTGATCGGGATGGCGACGATGCTGATGGTAGCCGCCGTGCTAGAAGCGATGACCGGGCGGATAGCGGAAGCCGCCGTGCTCGCTTTCTTGACTGAACAGTAACGCGTTAACGTGGGCAGAAGGGCGGCTATGAGTCGCCCTTTTTCTTGACTGTCCAGTTTTGTTGTAGTAGGATTAGCATTACAACAGCATCACCAAGGAGGAACAAAATGTCTTCTCTCTATGAACTGGTCGTCGGACAGAACCCGTATTCCAAAATGGCGCTGGCCATCCTGAACATGGACCAGAACCAGATCGTGCGTTATCGGGATGCCACTCTCATCAGGCCGCAGAACAAGGCCGAAGGCTGGAAGATTGCCATCCTGACACGCACGGGCGGGCCGAACCGCACGCACTTTGATGAAACGGCGTTGCGCGATCACAAGCTGTTCATGTTCACGGAAGACTTGCCGAAGGATGAAAGCTACGCGATCTTTCACTTCAGCTTTCCTGAAGAACTGCAAGGTCTGGGTAACTGGATTCTTGCCACCGAACTCAAGGAAGGCGACGAGCGGGTTGACGCATGGGTGTCACTGTTCAACAAACTGAACAGGCTGTTGGGGGTGTTTCCAAGTAGTGAATACGTGCTGTCCATGAAGAAGTGGATCGCACCCGTCATTCAGCAACTTGTCGATAGCGGCAAGATCGAAGTTCAGGAGGTTTGACATGACAGCCGGAAGACCACGCAAGGAAGAAACCGAAGACCCGCGCAGCGTGCAGCAGCGCAACCGGGAAATGATGCTACGCATGAACATCAGCGTCAGCGCGAACCGCCTGCTGGAAGCCCGCGCAGCAACCATCATCGCGCTGGCGCAACTGTTCCCGGTCGGCTCCCGCATCACCAAGGTCAATGAGGACGCGGACACGTCGTTCTGTTACCGGGTGACTGGACACAAGGTGCTTGAAGACGGCAGAGTCTACGTGCTGGCCGAGGTTGTGGTTGACCATTACATTCACGACACCGCCCGCCACTTCCAGCCCGAGGAAGTGATGACGCCACAGGAGTATCGGGACTGGAGATTTATAAATGGCCCAGCCGCCCACTGAACCCGATCCGTGGCCGGGTAGCCCGGAAGACTATGTGCTGGTCAAGCGTGGCGTGCTGATCGGCGCAGCGCTGATTCTCGAAAAAGCTGTCCAGCGTCTGTTCATCAGCGGCACCAAGGAAGCCTACGACCACATGCGTGACGCTGCGCGTGGCCCTGAATATCAACGTAAAAAGGACTGGTTAAAATGATCGCCTCTATCTTCAGCCTTTCACACTTCCTGTGGCTCATGCTGATCCTGTTCAGCATCGGCCTGTTCAGGGATATCCGGCGCGTGCTCCGCTTCACGACCGTACCCACGCTTTCACAGACCGCATGGCGCATGACCGCCGTGATCTGGATTATCCACCTTCAACTTACACGGCTATGAAACAGGCTAAACCACAGGGGCGTCCAGTCCCACCACCGGACGATGACCCGTTCCTTCCCCCAGTCAGGGAAAGCAACGAAGAATTTGAACAGGTGGCCCGCCCACGGCGGCAGCAGGGCAAGGGTCAGGGCACGAAGTACAAGGTGCTGCTGGCCAGCCCGTGGCGCAACGAGCGCAATGGCACGGAAGGCACGCAGTGGACTGAGGTTGGCCGCGCGTACCCGCTGGACGGGAGGGAAGGCTGGATGGTGTACATCAGGGCCAACCTGTCGGTGACCGGCACACTGGTCATCAAACCGGATGACGGCGATGATCAATGACGGCAAGATTGACGCGGTGTGGCTTGAGGAAGCCAGCACCGATATCCCGATCCTCACCGTTGACTATGGACTGGATGACCAGACCGTCCTGACCCTGCTGGCCCGTTCACTGGAGACTGGACAGTTCGTAGTGGCCAGTGTCTGGCGTCCACGGGAAGCACTGCAACTTGAAATCGGCCACATCGAGAATTTCCGTTTCGTTGAATCACCACTTGTCATAGAGGAAGCAACCACCATGTCCCAACGCATCGTCAGCAAGTCCAAACGCGGTCGCCAACTGAACAGCAAGAAACTCCGCATCAGGCACAATCCCCGCCCCGGCTACTACCAAGGTGGCGAGAAGGAACTGGAGCGTGGCGTTCGCTACTATACGGAGAACTACTTCCCGCCGATATTCAATACGCATACCGGTGAGTTCATGCCGTCTGTGCGCCGTCCCGGCCACGGCACGCTGGCCATCATGTCGAAAAAGCAGTTTGACCGTGACGTGACCTACCACAATGGAGACGAGCAATGAGCCTGCGCAAGCCCCCTCTCGGATCGCTCGCTGACATTCTGATCAAGCGTGCCACCCTGACGCCGTACTTTCACCTGCGCGGCTACCAGCAGCGCTACTGGGTCACACCGAACCCGAAAGACGCGGTTGAACAGAAGCTGTCGGCCCGCGTGCACGTCTACCAGTCGGCTGACGTGGACCGGCACCTGCACGATCACCCCGCCGAGTCGATCAGCGTGGTGCTGTCCGGCTACTTCGTGGAGCGCATGCCCGAGAGTCAGGACCAGTCCCCGGAACTGGACGACACCCTGTTTGAAGACTTCGTGCGCCGACCGGGCGACGTGATCTACCGGCGTGCCACCGACCGGCACAAGATCGTGGAAATCAGTACTACTGAACAGACCGCCACCATGTTTATCATGGGTCCGTGGGTACAGGACTGGGGCTTCTACGCACCGGGCGGCAAGGTGTACTGGCGCGAATACCTGAATGAATGGGGGACGGACCCGCAGCCGGGTGCAGTAGTGAATGGCCGCGACGCCAGCTTTGCCACATCGCAGTTGTCTGAATAACACTAGACTTTTGCATGGCCGCAGTATATGCTGCGGTCAGCAGCACACTCTCTCAAGCTGGAGAACAAAAAATGTTACGCACCGCCATCCTGTCGGATGACCGGCGTATGCGTTGGGAATTGCAACGCGTATGGTCGGAAACGCTGACGCCAAGCATTTGCACTTTCCTGCTTCTGAACCCGAGCACCGCTGACTCGGAGTCAGACGATCCCACCACCAAACGCTGCATGGCCTACGCCCGTTACTGGAATTATGACGGCGTGCGCCTGATCAATCTCGTCGGCTTTCGCGCCACTGAACCCATGCTGATGTATTCGTGGCTCGTCCGGCAGGCCAGCGCTGATCTGCTGGTCCACGTCGAGCGCGCCGTGGCCGGGGCCAAGGGCAGCACGAAGATCATCGTGGGCCACGGCTCGCTGCACCCCGGCATCAAGCGCCACGCGCGCACTGTGGTCAGTGCCATCAGCAAGCAGTACAACCTCTACGCACTCAAGCTGAACAAGGACGGCTCACCGGCCCACCCGCTGTATCTGCCCGGTAACCTGTGCCCGCGCCTGTACGTCCCGGAGACCAGCCATGTCTGATCACGATGAACGCATAAAGCTGATCGAACTGGCGAGCGAGTCCGACCGGTCCCGGCTGGTATGGCTGAAAGAGTGCATGATCATCGGGCGCTGGTCCACAGCCTACATGCGTGAAGCCAATATTCTGCTGGACACCGTGGAAATGGCCCGCCAGCAACTGGATAACGACGTGCATCCGGCGACCGTGATCAAGGGCCTGCGTGACGGGCTGAACAAGGCGGCGACAGTCCGGCTTGATGCCGCGAAACCGGACCCACTGAAGGAAGAAGACCTGAAGGACCAGCGCCGGACGTTCCTGTGGATGGCGGAACGTGACGGCATGGACACCACGGCGACGGCCAGCGGCAGCTTCTTCGACCGCAAGACGCAGGCTGCATGGGTCGGCTTCCAGTCCGGCTACAAGCTGGCCATGCAGAGCCGGAATCTTGAGGCCCGCATGAACGTCGGCTTCAATGTCCAGCCCGCCAAACCCGACCGCAAGAAGTTCCTGTCATGAAGCTGCAAGCCTACCTTGTGCTGGTGGCCCTGCTGCTTCTGGCAGGTTACTGGGTGAGAGACCTGATCGAGGGAGGTTAATGTGCTGGTCCGGGCGCGTCAACGCTGGCATGTGCGCTGTAGCAAGGAGAAGTGCAAGAAACGCGCGGTGTTCAACATGCACCCGGACCAGTATCTGAGGCCGCGCAAGTGCGAAGGTTGCGGCGGCACGAAGTTCCGGGTGATAAAGAACTGGACACGGGAGCGGGGCAATCAGGAGCACTGCACCTGTACCGGGTACCAGTGGGGCTGTAAATGGACAGCAGACAGACCGCCACACAGGCGGGGATCACGGTTCTGCTGGTATCGCGTTGACGGCACACCGAGGATGCCGGGTGACGCAGACTTTGAAGACCCTAACTATGAACTCTCTCAAGCTGATGGATCGTACTCAACTGAACAAGCTGATTTCCAGCCTGACGGTTGAACTGGAGAACTCCCGTTTCCGCGCCGAGGTCATCACGCGCCGGATACAGGCTGTCCAGTTTGAAATCGACCGCCCGAACCGCAGCAAGCAGAAGCAGTCCCACCTGCGCTGTTCGCTTGAGCGCTGGCAGGACCAGTTGCGGGAAGCCCATGACAGCATCACCCGCAGCTTCCTTGAACTGGCGGAAGCCCGCGCGCAACTGCCCCACACCCCACACGTACCGGTCTCCACGCCCCGTCGTTCAACCGATCGTTCCATGGCGGGCCTGTACCGTATGGGTCGGGTTGGCGTGAGGGAACTCGCATGAACGCCTTTCACGAACGGCTGTTTTCAGCCCTGTACCAGATAGTTGAATACCGCTATCTGCACAGCGTGACTGACAGCGACAAGGCCCGTGGCCGGTATCTCTACTGGCTCACGGTCAACGTGGTGCGACACGACCGGCTCATGCGGGGCGACCATGAAACAGCTTCGACTCTCTGCACAAATCAAATCAAATCGATACTCGTTCGGCGCGCAGCGGCACGCGTGGGCACGACGCCGGATCATGGCGGGTGAACTGCACCGGCTACCGGCTTCATGGCGCGCGTCCGGCTGGGTTGTCCAGCGTCTGCTGGCGACGCCACCGTGGGCCGACTTTCGGGAGATTCGAAAGGTCTACGATGAAGCTGCACGATTAACCTACGAAACTGGACAGCCGCACGTTGTTGATCACATAATAGCCTTACGTCATCCGAGAGTATGCGGACTCCATGTTCACTGGAATCTGCGGGCTGTACCCGAAAAAGTGAACGCCTCTAAGCTGAACTACTTCTGCCCTGAACAGATGGAGCTACCAATATGAGCACGCAACGTCACGCTGAACTGCTGGACAGTCTCAGCAAGCTGGTGATTGAACTGGGTGTCGGTGTACGCCTGCCGCCACAGTCTGAACTGGCCAAGCACTACAAGGTCTCGCGCACACTGCTGCGTGAAGCGCTGGTGATCCTTGAATACCTTGGCGTCATCAACGTGAAGCCGAAGTCCGGCACGCGCATTACCGATCCGCTGTCATGGGCGGTCAGCAATAACCAGTTGAAGAAGTTGCAGATAGACATGATCTACCGGCAGGAGCAACTGGCATGAGTTCACTCGTCATGATGCAACTGGGTGGCTTCGTGATGTTCCGGGCCGTGATGCAACTGTTCTTCCCGTGGATGCGCCTGTCATGAGAACCGATCCCCGCACTGCCTGCGCGAATGCCGAGGAACGTGTGGGCTGGGCCATCGTGCACGATCTGGTGTGCCACCCGCTGATGGCGCTCACCAACTGGTCTGACTGGAGCCTGCGCTTTCACGACTGGACTTCGAACCATGCGTGGCCGCGCCCTGTCCAGTTCAGGCAGGAGACCCTGATCGTCCATGACGAGCGCTTTGGTGACCTGAAAGTGGTGGCGGTTGCTCCGGGCCTGTACAACGTCTACCACGGGCGGATCGCACACCGCTATGGCGTGCAGGCCCGCGACATGGAAGACGCCTTGGCACAGACCGAACGCTGGTTCCTCAGTCTGGCAGAACTCATTCCGCACAGCATAAAAACATGAGCAAGAATCCGGAACTGCCGAGTCACCTGCTGTGGCACCTGCTGTACGGCAAGCCACGGGCGCACCTGTACGTTGACGTTGAGACGTACTGCGAGGCTGACCTGAACAAGGTCGGCCACTATCGCTATTGCGAGGACGACTCGTTCAGAATCCAGTTGCTGTCATTCGCGGTAGATGACGATCCTGTCCAGCAGGTGGACGTGGAGTGCGGGGAGAAGGTGCCCGACCGCTTCCTGCAAATGCTCACCGATCCGGCTGTTCTGAAGCACGCGTTCAATGCCGGGTTCGAACGGCAGGCCATCCTGAACCACTTCGGCATCTACTGCGATCCTGTCCAGTGGGCCTGCACGATGGTGCTGGGGCTGTCGCTGGGCCTGCCCGGTTCGCTGGGCAAGCAGACCGACGTGCTGGGCATGGAGCACCAGAAGATCGACGGCAGGAAGGCCATGCTGTACTTCTGCAAGCCGTGCAAGCCGACGAAGAAAAACGGCATGCGCAAGCAGAACCTGCCCAGCCACAACCGTCTGCTGTGGATGGACTACAAGGTCTACAACAAACAGGACGTGGAAGCCGAGCGCGGGCTGTACCAGCGCCTGTCCAGATACAACATGCAGAACCGGCAGTGGCGCGCGTGGGCAATGGACCAGCGCATCAATGACCGGGGCGTGCGCGTTGACATGGAACTGGTGGAAAACGCCATCCGGATCAACGAGATTATCAAGGGCGAACTGGTCCAGAAGATCATTGACCTGACGGGTATCGCCAATCCGAACAGCGTAAAGCAGTTGCTGAAGTGGCTGAATGAGGCCGAGACCGAGGAAGACAAGGAACGCGAGAAGCTGGCGAGCGATGACTGGGCGGTAGACCGCACGGAAGCCGAGAAGAAGCGCATCACGGACCTGAACAAGAAAACGGTCACGGCACTGCTGGGCGATGCTGCGCTGGACAACACAATCCGCCGCGTGCTGGAGTTGCGCCAGAAGCTGGCCAAGTCGTCGGTATCGAAGTTCCACGCGATGAAGCGCGCCGTGTGCAAGGATGGCCGCATTCGCGGGCTGTTGCAGTTCTACGGTGCGCCGCGTACCGGGCGCTGGGCTGGACGGATCGTGCAGGTGCAGAACCTGCCGCAGAACCACCTGAAAGACTTGGCCCTGATCCGCGAGATTGTGAAGGCAGGCAAGCTGAAAATGCTGCGCCTGATGTTCGGGGAAGACATTCTGCCGGTGCTCTCGGAACTGATCCGTACCGCGTTCATTCCCGCCGAGGGTTGCCGCTTCATCATCGCGGACTTCTCCGCTATCGAGGGTCGGCTGGGGGCATGGGACACGCAGGAAGAATGGCGCATGGAAGTGTTCAGGACACACGGACTGATCTATGAAGCGTCCGCGAGCGAAATGTTTGACGTGCCGCTGGAAGACTGCATGAAGGATGGCAAGCGTTCAGACTTGCGCCAGAAGGGCAAGATTTCCGAACTCGCTTTCCAGTACCAAGGGGGTCCGAATGCAGCCATTACTATGGGTGCGCTTGAACAGGGTCTGGAGGAATACGAACTGCTGCCGATTGTGCGCACGTGGCGCAAGGCTTCCCCGCGTGTCGCCCGCAACTGGTACCGCACCAACGATGAAGCAATGGACTGCATCGACTACGGCGAGCCGGTGCAAATGTGGGAATGGATGCGTGACCGTGATGGCGATATCCAGCGTCGTTATGGTTTCGAGTACGAAGGCGGCTCGCTGTGGCAGGTTCTGCCGTCCGGCAGGCGGCTGTGCTATCCGAACGCGCGGCTTGAGTGGTCCGATAAGTTTTCGTGCTACCAGATTGCATTCGATGGTGTGAACCAGTACACCCACCAGTGGGGCACCATTCGAACCTATGGGGGTAAGCTGTTTGAGAACCGCACGCAGGCCAACGGCGTTGACAACCTGACCAACGCACTGTTCAGGATCGAGGAAGAAGGCTTACCGATTGTGTTCAGCGTGCACGATGAACCTGTGCTGGAAGTACCGCTTGACTGGAAAGCTGAACTCTACGCTCCAGACCACAAGAATAAGGCCGAACGGAAGAAAAGTGTCGGCGTGAAGTTTGTTGAAAATCTCATGTGTGAGCCACAACCGGGCTACACCGGGTTGCCGTTAAAGGCCGACGGCATGGACGCAACCTTCTACCAGAAGTGAAGAACATGCAAGCCAATACTCTCGAAGCACCCCACGCCATTGAAACGTTTTTCACCCCGACTGAACAGGAGACGATGCAATCGCTGCAACAGGCGAAGCAGACCCTGCGCAACGCCTACATGACCAACCCGATGGTGAACAGCATTATCAACACGTGTCAGGGGGCTGGACTGTTTGAACTTGACCAGTTGCGCGTGCTCTGCGCGAACCTGCTGACCCAGCATAATCAGGCCAGTCAGGCACTGATCAACATGGACAACAAGATCAAGGAACTGGAAGCTACAAGGTACGGGAAGGTTCAGCGTCGCATGTTCGAATCGTGGCGCGGGGCCAATGATACGCTGTACGCTCGCTGTGATGACGGCACGGTGTGGAAGTTCGCGCACGACCGGCACCGGGCACCGGCACTGGACAATCCGCGCTGGGAGTATATGGTTGAAATGTCGGCAATGATACCGCAGGGAGTCTGATGTGGAAGCCGTGAAGGTCTTGATCGTGGTGCTGTTCATGGCCTTCATGGTCTTTCTGGCGTCGTGCCAGAAGTGCATGGATACCATCCGTGAAGCCGTCTTTGATCTGTTCGTTATCGGGCTGATTACGGCGGCAGGTGTGAAGCTGGTGGAGTGGGCCACTGGACAGTGACCCACCCTGCACTCAGCGTTGTGACACGTCAAGTTCACGCTGCGCGATCTTCTGCGCCAGCGCATTCTTTTTCTTCGTGAGCGCGGTTAGCTGATCCCGCTTCTCCGCTGACGACAGCGATTCATCATTGACGATCCGCTTCTCCTGAACAGACAGCTTGCCCATAGTCCGCTTGGCGGCTTCCGCCATGCTGTACGACGCGATCAGGTTCCGGTTGTCGGCCAGTTCCGCCCGCGCCTTGTCCACCTGCCCGGTCTTCAGGTAGGTGTGGTATGAGTTGTAAGCCTGTTCGATGTGCTGGAGATTGTCGTACATGGCCGAGACATAGCGGCTGGGCTTCGTGCCGATTGTCTCCGCTGCGTTGCCCGTCAGGTCTGCCAGCGTCATGGACGGACGCGACGCCTGCCCGGTTGCAGGCCGTGCAATCGCATCCGTGACCCCGAGCGCCAGCGCCCCCAGCGAGCCGAAGTAGCCGTGCAGCAGCGACTCCATCTGGACAGGGGAAAGCTGCTGATACCGGCCCTGAATCAACTGAACAGGATCAGGCAGACCCAACTGGCCGAGAAAGCGTGCGGTCATGCTGGTGTGCGCGTCGTACCGGTCTTCCGGCTGGAGCGCCTGCATGGCCTGATTCTCAATCGGCCTGCCCGTGAAGGCATCCTTGTTCGCGTACACGTCCACCAGTGGCTTGACGATCTGCGGCGTCGGGTTGAGCGCGAACTGCTGGCCGAGAATGTCTACCACGCGCCCCATGTACCGCTTGCCCGTCATTTCCTTGTCCATCATCAGTTCAGCCGTGCGTTCCGCGATGGTGCCCGCCGCGCCGATTTCAAACGGCTTGGGGATACGGTACGCAGTGCCGCCGATCTTGAACCACCAGTAGTTATCCCGGTCCCAGTCTTCGCGATTCTTCCAGTCGGGATCATCCTGATAGGCCCACTGGAGTGCCAGCGAGGCCATCATGACGGAGCCGACCACCGCGCCCACGCGAAGCGGGTTCGATGCCGCTGCCTTGCCCAGCTTGTACAGCCCTTGGATGCGGGCATTCATGAACGGCACAGACTGCGTGAGGAAACGGATAACCGGCCAGTTGCCCTGCATCGAGAAGTCCAGCATGTCACGCGCCATGAATGAGGCTTCCGCGTGCGACTTGCCCTGCTTGATCAGTTGCTGGTAGAGCGCAGCCCGGTTGATGTTTTCCGAGCGGTCCCCCAGTTCCTGATAGGCATGGTAGAGGTCACGCGCCTGACCGAACAGCTTGTCGGTCATGCCCCTGTCCAGAATCGTGTGGGCCGGTACCCCCTTCTCAATCAGCCGGTGCGCCCGCGAGGCCTCGTTGCCTTCCAGCATCGAACCCATCCGGATGATGCCGCCCGAGGCCAGCATTGACGCGTAGGTCTGGGACTTCTTCGACGTACCCTTCGCCCCTTCCACCAGATTCTTCGCGATGTTCGGGGAGAGGTCGCCCACAGCCAGCGCACTGATCGAGTCACGGATCAGGTTGCGGACCTTGAAACCCGGCATCGTTGTCACCGCATGCGTGAGCACGCGCTTGAACGTGGACAGCGGTTTCATCCAGCCGGGTACCTGCCGACTCATGGCCGACACCGCCGCCAGCAGGTGCGGATCGTCTATGTAGTAGTGCACTTCCTTGCCACCATCGCGGACGGCCACGCTGCCCTTGCCTGCCGCCGCTGCCGGAACCTGATGTGCGATGCCAGCGGCTTCCGCTGCATCCATCGTTGCCTTGGCGGCGCGGTTGCGGGCTGCTGCGCCCAGCAGGTGCGAGTAGTTACCCAGCACGTTGACCAGAAGGTCTTCGTTCAGCTTGGACGTGCCCCCCTTCAGTTTCTTGAACGCATACTGGTTGACCAGCCCCGCTGACTTGCCGCCACCGGGGACCGCCGCGTCGCCCCCTTCCATGACGCGGTAGAACGGTACATAGGCCTGATCCCTGAACAGCCTGTAGTCTTCATCCGAGAGAATCCCGGAGTCCCGTGCGATCTTGAGCATCGCTTCATTGAAGTCACGATACTCGCGCCGCGCCTGCGCAAACTTCTGCGCGCGGTTCGGGTGCATGGCGTCCGGCTGGTCGAGGGTCTTCAGTGCCGAGATATCCTGATCAGTGAACAGGTTCTCCCGGCCTTCCGCCTTCAGGTCTTCCGCGCGATGCGCCGCTTCCCACAGCAGGAAACGGTTATGCTCGCCGTCCAGATCGGCCATGATCTTCGCAAAGCCCTTGCCATGCACGTCCACGTCATAGACGCCATCGCGGATCACAGGTGCGCCATACAGCAGCGCTGCCTCAAGTGCGCCGTCCGAACCCTTGGACAGCCGCGACAGCCAGTAAGCCTTCTCGTCCAGTTCCCGGATCGGCGCGAACTGGTCAGCGATACCCTGCTGGAGTTTCTTGCCGAGGTCTTTGCTGGCTTCCTGCATGACCTGTTTGTAGGTCTTCTTCGGGGCGAACATGCCGACCGCACGGGCCGAGGCTTCCTGTGCCGGGTCCATCGGGCCGAGGTAGTTAGCCCGTTCCCCTGACCGGCGCACCGAGGGTTCGCTGGACAGCGGGTTGGCGGTGCCTGCTTCCCCTTCGGACGGGTGAGCATCCTGAACAGCTTCGTCCTGCAAGCGCACGCCTTCATCGTAGTCGGTGACCAGCTTGCCGTCACCCGGCTGGTAGTCAGCCACGCCTTCAGGATCGTGGGCCATGAACACCACGTCAGGCTCGCCGCCGTTGTGCTGTTCGAACTGCCCCTTGTCCCAGCCTTCCGGGCTGTACTCGTCATTCCAGTGCATGCGCGCCACAGCCTTGAAGCCGGACTTCGCATACAGGTGTGGGAGTACCGTGTCGAAGGCGTCCAGCTTCGTACCGCCATGCTGGACAGCGAGGTCGAGTGCCGAGACCGTCAGACCCTTGATGCCGCTACCGGGCGTGTTGAACACCGAGACGATATCGCCGTCCGGCTTGATGGCCACCCCTGCCTTGCCGTCGTCGGTCAGGAAGGTGCGCATCTCTGCGTATTCTTCCGGCGTGTAGACGTGGACAGAGGCCCCGTGGGGGTTCTGCATCTTTGATTCGAGGATGGCGTCGTGGAAAGCCTGTGCGCCTTCCTTGCCAGAGACTTGCACGTAGTCAGGCGAACTGACTCCGCGAGCCTGAAGTGCCGCACGGCGTTCAGGTGTCGGGCTGACCTGTTCACCTTTGACCGTGCGACCGTTGACCGTTACATTCCCATCGCTTCCCAAGCTGCGTCGGGTGTATCCGGGTACTTCGCCTTCAGTTCCGCCGTCACGTCGTCCCAGTGCTGCTGGTTCGCGGGCGGTCTGTTCAACGGCGGCTCGTTCTTCGTTGCGCTCTGCTGATCTTGCGAGCGCTGGTTCTGCGGTTTGCGTGGTCCTTTCATTTGCATGCTCCACCGGCAGCTTGTCAAACACTGCCGCAACTTTGCCCATTGAAGGGTGTGCTGTCCAGTAACCCTGATAGCCTGCATCCCTGATCGCCTTCTCATACATCGAGAGTCGGTCGGCATACGGGCCGATATCACCCTTCGGATACAGTCCGGCAGGGTCAGCGCCAATGTCGTACAGCTTCGACGGTTCAACCGAGGTCGTGTACTTGTGCTGGCCAAGCCCGGACTCCTTCACGTACCCGCCCGGTTCACCCACGTTCAGTCCGAAATACGTCCGGTTGACGTAGCTGTCCGGGTCACGGTCGCGCCGCTTTAGCTCTGCGCCTTTGAGGCCGGTGCCGTGCTTGGCGGGGTCGAGGTCTTGGAGACCGGCTTTGCCTGACCAGTGGGTGAGTTCAAGCCGTCCGTCTGGTCTGGCTGTTGGCTCATCCCGACTTCCATTTCCCGGTGCAGTTCTGCCAGCGCCTGTTCCTTCGTTCTGTTGTCCTGCCGTTGTGGTCCTTTCATCGCGTTCTCCAGATTCGCGGACACGTTCAGTGCGGGGCGTACCGCTTTGCTCCATGCGCTGCGTGCCCTGTGTCGGCTCCGGTTCACGCGGCTTCACCTGTTCAGGGGAAGCGCGGTCATGCAGCCGATCTGTAAGTCTATCATGCACCACACGGTCTGACCTGACCGGCTCCACCAGCTTTGGACCTTCTTCACCACGATTGGCCTTCGCGGCACGAAGCTGTTCAGCCTCATGCTGCATACGGGCCATGCCCTGCGAACTGGCGTAATCCGCGAGCGCACGACGCACCGCAGTGCGCGTGTCGTTCAGGCTGTTCACCATGTCATCGGTGGCGAACTTCCTGAACTTCTCGTTGTTCATCAGCTTGCCGATGAAACGGGACACATAATCCGCCAGCCGGTAGACCATGCTCCGGTTGCCCTTGTCCACGCTCGCAAACACCTGACGCCACGTGTTCAGTTCACCGGCCCGGTTACCCACCAGATCGGCAATGAACTCATGGGTCATGCGGCTGCGAAACTTCGGGTTCTTCAGGTTGCCCGTCTCACCGTAATACTGCGTGAACCGTTCAAGCCCACCCTTGGTCTGCGAGGACAGCGCATCCTTCAGCGCCTTGTACACCTGCGGCGCGTCCTTCTCCATCTGGTGCGCCAGTTCGTGGCCGACCACCACCATATGGTGAGCGCCCGCCGCGTCCGCGTTCAGGTAGATCGTGTTGCCGTCTTCCGGGAGCACCGCGCCGTCCAGCCGTTCACCGGGCCGACCGTTGCGCTGCCTGAACAGCACGACTTTCTTGTTGAACAGGTCGGCCTGCTTCGTGACCAGATCGTAATCCGACTTCGACAGGGTAGTGGCACCCTTCACACCGTTCTCTACCGCCGTGCGCTGTTCAGGCAGGCTGTCACGCGTGACGTGTTCGAAGTCACCCGCCGACTTCTCACCCGCCTTGACCGCATCGGCGTCCAGCGCACGCTTCAGCGGGGCGATTTCCGGGGCTGCTTCGACCGGGGCGCTACCTTCGGGCGTCCGGGGCGTCTCCAGCCCGTCAGCAGCCCCGGATTCGCGCCGCTGGCGGGAAAATTCAATCCCCGCTTCATCGTTGACCGGTCCCGGACGGCGGAAATCCTGATTGCCGGTCATTTCCCCGGTGTGCTGAACAGTAGAATCGGGGGTTTCCGCGATGGCGCGGTTGCGGCGTACCCCGAGCACCGCCTGTGCAGCGGCGCGGACTGCCGGATCGGGGTGCGACTCCACCAGCCGACCGAGTTCGTCCGTGCGAAGGCTCGCGGGGTTGCGGTGACCAAGGCGCGACAGTTGCGCCTTTTCCGCAGGCGTCTCCGCTGGCCGTGCCGGGGCGTTCCCCTGTTCAGCCGGACGCACGCCCGCGCGTTGCAGCGCCTGTGCCATCGCGGTCGGCTGTTCAGCACCTTCACCGGCCACCCGCGCTGCCGTCTCGCTGGTGTCCTGTGCGACCGATGCCTCATGCGCGGCCTGACGGCGTGCCGCCTGTTCAGCCGTGTAGGCGTCGGCACGGGACTGCCCTTCCGCAGCGGCCCGGTCGGGCGCGTTCATGGCCTGATCGTAGACACCCGCCACGTGACCCTGCTGGCGCAGCCGGTCGGCCTCTGCCGCGAGCGCGGCCTGCCGCTGGGCGAACGCATCGTCCGGCACGGCGGGCGGTGTACCCTGTTGCTGTTCAGCCTGCTGGAAGGCCACGTCGCGGCCAGCCTGATCGCGCTGGTCGTTGTAGAACTGCTGGTCAGGACGCAGGGCTTCCGGCGACAGCGGGGCTTCCGCTGCTTCCGGCGTGAGCACGCCCGTCTCATGGGCTGCGGCCAGCGCGCGGTCGAGGAACGCATCGTCAGCGACGTTGGACTCATGGATGGCGTTCAGCGTGCCCTGCGGGTCGTTCGGGTCGATTGGTGTTGGTGCGACCGGGGGAGCCTCACGCTCAATGATCCCGCGCACATCGAGGTTGTCCGGCATCGGGCGGTTGATATCCTGCCCCTGCATGGACGTGTCTGCGCCAGTCGGGCGAAGGCTGTTGTCTTCCGGTGCCGCGCCGAACGTGCGGTCGCCCTGACCCGGTACGAAGCTGTTGCCGTTACCGGGCTGCTTCTCGCCTGTCACCTGTCCAGCGACCGCCTTGGCATAACGGTCAGCCTTGTCCTTTGCGTCCTGTGCGAACGCGGTGTAGGCATGGTCGGCGGTCACGTCCACCGGCAGACCCTTCGCGATCTGGACAGCGGAGTAGATGCCGAAGTCCTGCGCGAGTTGCGTGTCGCGCGTGGCGATGGCTGCGACCGCTGCGGCGGCGGCGCGCTGCCGGTCTTCGACGGAAGCGGTCGGGTCCGCGAGCGGGCCGGTTGCGCTGCGGAGTTTCGACGTGCGGGCGTACTGCGCGGGACCGTGCATCAGCCCCGTCATGCCCGCGCCGATCAGGCCGGATTCGAGCAACGATTCACCCGAGATACCGTCACCGACACCATACTGCTGTTCCACGCCCTGCGCTGCTGCCGTGACGGCAACGTTGCCTGCCGCGCCGACTGCCGCTGCCTTGGCAGTGTCCTTGGCAATCGAGCCAGCCGTGGCGTTCAGTGCCGACTCCACCACCGAGCCAGCCTTGGCCTTGCCGACCACCTTGCCGAGCGGACCCAGCAGCCCGAGGACAGCGCCCTGCGCGCCTGCCGCCGTGCCGGTGACCGCGCCCGCTTCCAGACCCTGTGCATTGGCCTGTTCAGCCGACAGGCCTTCTTTCTGCTTCTGGTCAGCCACAGCGCTGGCCGTGCGGCCTGCCTGCGAGAAGCCCATCAGTGCCGGGAGCGCGCCCACGTTGGCGATGGTCCAACCCAGCAGGCCACCCGCGATGGCACCGGGAATCGCGCCGACACCACCGAACGCGGCACCGGCTGCGCCACCCGCGAGAGCACCGGCTGCGAAACCGCCACCACCCACCACGGCAGTCTGGCCGATGCCCTGCGCAATCCCGTAGGCGGCGCGCGAGCCGAGACCAGCGTCAGCGGGCAGTGTGTTGCTCGCGTCCTGTCCAGCCTTGACTTCATCGAGGTTGGACTTGCTGTGCGACTCCAGCCAGTCGGCAATCTGGTTGTAGCCAGCCTGCCGTGCCGCACGGCCACCGTAGCTTTCCGCTTCCCCAAGCTGTTCCTGCAAACCGGGGATTGCGCTGCGCACGCCTGCCATGATGGCACCCGACTGCTGGACAGGCTTCTTCGGTGCTTCGATCATGTCCGGTGCCGCGAACGGATTCGGGCTGTCATCCTGCACCATCTGCATGTCGGATGAAGCAAACGGATTCGCTTCAGCCGGGTGCGCGGGATTGCCGACCGGCATGCTGGTATCGGGCATCGTGTCCGGAAGCGGCGGGACGTTCACCTGTTCGAACGGGTTAGCGGCCATGTTCAGTTCCTATAAGCCGAGAGGGTTCTGTGTCTGCTGGACAGGCCGACCAAACGCGTCAAGCTGTTGCCTGAACTGCGGCTGGGTCGGCGGCGGTCCCTGCTGCGGGGTCATTGCTCCCGCGATCAGGGCACTGGGCTGGTACGGGGCAGGCGACGGGTTGGCCGGTGCTGGCGGGGGTACCGCTGGCGTCGGTGCCGGGTTACGCGCGTTCACCCCGACCGGCACGTTGCTGTTGCCAATCGTGGGGGTCGTGGGGGTCGCGGGCGGTGCAGCAGGCTGGGCAGCGTTGGCGTTCACCAGTCCACTGCTGCCGTTGCCGGTGTTCAGTACCTTGTCCGCTGCGCCCTGACCGAACTGCTGGTCAAACTGGGTCTTCAGTGCCGGGTTGGCCTTCAGTGACTTGATGGCCTTATCCGAGGGAAGCACGGGGGCCTTCTGTCCAGCGCCACCGCTGCCGGTTGTGCCTGCTGCCGAATACTTGTTGGCGATGCTCTGAATCTGCGCCTGTGCCGCCTGCTTCTGTTCATCCGTCGAGAGAGGATCGAGCACGATCTTTTGCGCGCCCTGATAGGCCACCTGATCAATCTGCGTCATCTTCATGCCACCGACCGGCTTGTTGTCCGGCCCGGTCACCGGTGCTGCCTTGCCCGTGGACGGGTCCAGCAGCATCGGCCCGTTCTCCGTCTGGATAAGCTGCGGCTTGCCGATAATGTCTTTCTGCGCGTTGATCCGCATGCGTTCAGCACCGAGCGTGGCACCCGCGCTGATGTTGGCCGTCGCGATGGACGTGGCGTTGTTCATGCCGGTGCGCTTTTCTTCGCTCGTCCTGTCCAGACCCTTCTGGGTGCCTTCGAAGTCCTGCGTGTTTTTCAGCGTCTTGTCCTGCTGGGCGAACAGTGCACCCTGCTGTTCACGGGCGAAGGTCTGCGCCGACTCCTGAATGCGCATCTGCTTCTGTTCATCCAGTTCGTTCTGCATGCGCACCAAGTCCTGCTGCCCCTGCTGCTTCTGGTAGGTCTGGCCCATTTCCTCTGCCGCGCCACCAGCACCAGCAACACCGCCCGCGAGCGCGCTGCCGAGAATCAGTCCGAGATTAACCGCCATTTTGTGCTCCCATTGCTGCGCCGATCAGCCCGCCACCACCCGTCTGCGGGGGCTGTTGCGGGGGCTGCTGTTGCGGTGAGGCAGGCGCACCCGGTGTCTGGGTGTTGGCGGGCTGCTGCCCCTGTATGCCTGCCGCCTGCGCCATGTCACCGGGCTTTATGCCCATTTTCTGCATCATGTAGGACACGACCACCTGAACAGCGTTGCCGATCATGTCGTTGTCCGGCTTCAGCAGATTGCTCTGTTCGCAGAAGTCCAGCGATTCACACACCAGCAGGATCGCCGCCGGGATCATCGCGGGCATCGGGATCGAGCCTTTCGACTGAACCCACATCATGGTCATAAGCTGCGTGACGCCCATACCCACCGCGTGCGCGGGATCGCTGTCTGACTGCAACGCCTGCACCATCAGGTGATGCGTCTTCGGGTCATACATGATCTTCTGCCCAGCAAGCACCAGCTTCTGGACAGCCACGCGAAATTGCGGCGGAATCGACTGGCGCACCTTGTCCTGCACCTGAGCGATAACGGGATCATTGGAGTCTTCCTCACCGGGAGTGCCCTGCGGCTGTCCAGCGGGTGGCGCGGCCTTAGCCTCTGCCGGTGCACCCTTGGGCGGGGGCGGTGTGTTGCCCCCCTTCAGCGGACCCGGCTTGCGGAACCTGTTCTTCGCCATCGTTAGCTCCGTTGCTTGTTGATGATGCCCGGATAGGCGGGCGTCGTGGTTGACTTGACCGCTGCGTCAGCCGCCTGCTGCACCTGTGTCGGATTCTTGTAGGGCGACGCTGCGCCAGACGGGCGCATGTTCACGGTCGGGATCGCGCCCGCGCCGGACAGGTTAGCGCGTTCGAACGCGTACTGTTCACCCAGAATCTTTGCCCGCGAGTCGGGCGCGAGTGCCGTCAACGCCCCCTGTCCAACACCCTTCAGCAGCCCGCCGCCTACCTGCATGAGGCTGTTGTTCTTCGGGTCTTGAAACCACGAAAGGGTGTCCTGCCACCAGCTAGACGGGGCCTGCAAACCGTTCTGGACAGGCGTGTAAGCCGTGGCCGAGTTGAACGCATACGGTGCGCCGCTGCCGGTCGTGGCCGTTGCCGCGTTCGGTGCCTGCGTGCCCGGTGCGACCGGCGACGCGGTTGCCGTGTTCTGTGCAATCGTGTTCGTATTGGCCGGGTTGATGTTTGCCGGGTTGGCATTGGCTGCGTTGACGTTGGCCGGATTGACGTTGGTGCTCGCGGCCACATCGGACTGGACAGCCTGCTGCGCCGGGGAAACTGCCGCCAGATTCTGATCAATCCCGTTGGCTGCTGCGCTGTTCAGAGCCGGATCAACCGGGGCCACACTGCCGTTCAGCCCACCCGCCCCGCTGATCGCCGCTTCGGTTGAGGTCTGCGCCGCCGCGCCGCCGATCAGACCGGGGTCCACGGCACTCGCGCCATAGCCCGCGATCAGGTCAGCCGGTGTGCTGGTGGCCGTCGCTGCTGCCGTCGATTGCGCGGCCACATCGCCTGCGGCCTGCGAGCCTGCGCCCGCTGCATCGGCCACGGACGGTGCGTTGATCCCGGCAGTCGTGGCGTCGGCTGCACCTGATGCGCCTGCTGCTGCCCCGCCCGCGAGGCCTGCGGCTGAACTTCCGAGACTGAGACCGCCACCGATTTTCATCAGCGTCTGGTTTTTGGTGATCAGACCCACCGCCGTAATCGCCAGACCCGCAATGGCAATAACGGTAGTGGCACCTGTCAAACCCGCTGCCACTCCACCTACGATGGCTGCGGCTCCTGTGATGGCCATTGCTTGCCCCTTTAGAGAATTTTGCCGACCGTGAAGTCTTCGCGCGCATAGCCGCGACGCAACAGGATCGGTGACCAGTTCAGCTTGAACTTGATATGCCAGATAACCTTGGAGACGGCCATCAGCTTCAGTTGTGCTTCGCTGAAGTCGATAAGCTGTTCACCAATGCCCTTGGTCTTCTTCGGCAGGCACAGTACGTTGCGCCGTATCCAGCTACGCAGCACTGTCCAGAACGTTGTCTTGTTCCGGTAGTCCTTGTGCAGAAAGATAATGTCGTTGTTCGCGAACGTCTGGTTGCGGTAGTGAATGTGGGCGTCGATAAAAAAGATCGAGTAGCCCACCAGCATGTCCAGCATGTCCGGATCACGTACCGTGAAGATGGCCAGCTTGCCGAGGTCTTCCAGTTCCTGATAGCGGGCGTAGTCGGGAGCCAGTTCAACCGCTTCCTTGTTTGCCGTCAGTTCCGCGTAGTGCAGTTTGATCAGGTCTTGCATGTCTCGCTGCACTTCGCGCACGGTTTCGATAGAGAAGTCCATTTACGAAAGGTGCCTTGCCAGTGTCGCAGCGAGATACGCAATGGACAGTTTCAGTGCTGCCGTGGACAGTTCCGTGATCCAGTTCATGTTCAGCCTCAGTGCCGGTTGTTATAGCCGTTGTTGTAGTCGTACCCCTGTTCAGGAGTAAATACGGGTGGCGGCGGGGGTGGCGGCGCGATACCAGAGAAGGGAGTAGCCGCCGAACCCCCTGCGTCAAAATTTAGGAGCGTGCCGAGGTCCACGGACGCCACGCTGCCCGCGACCGCCATACCCGAGCGCAGCATCGCCAGTTGCTGGTCAACCGCCTTCTGCTTCGCACCGGGGTCCATATCCTTGTTCGACATGATGGCGCTGATCTGCTGCTGGGACTGCGTGTAGATCGCATTGGCCGACTGGCTGGACTGCATGGCCTGCTGGTACTGCGCCTGAATCTGCGCCAGTTGCGTCTTGTTCGCGCTGTCCATCGCCTGAAGCTGGATTTTCGTGTTGTTGTCCTGCGTGTCCAGATACGCCTTGAAGTCGTTGTCCGCTGCCTGTTGCTGCGCGGCGTTTGACTGCTGGGCGTTGAACTGGCTGTTGCTGTTCGCGGCAGACGCATTCGACTGGTTGACCGAAGTCTGCTGTCCAGCGTTGAACTGGCTGGTCTGCGTGGCCTGCTGCGCGTTCTGCGACGATGCGGCGTTCCCTGCTGCCGCGCCGAACTGTTCAGCCTGATTCGTGGCTGACTGGTTCGACAGATTGGTCTGCTGCTGATTGCCCGCGTTGAACTGACTGGCGTTGTTGACGAGGCCCAGATTGGTCTTCGTCATGTCCTGTTCGTTCGTCGCGTTGTACTGGCTGTTCTGGTTCGTCGCGTTGGTGTTATTGGTGTTATTGGTGAAATTCGTAGACGCGTCCTGCTGTGCAATCGGCATGGCCTGTGACAGCACCGCCGACTGTGCGCCGGTCTCTGCCATGCTGCTGTTCAGCAGACCACGGGAGTTGGCGTTGGCCAGTGCCTGTGCGCGGGCCTGTTGCAGCAGCGGGCTGTTATCGTCTATCAGCCCCTTCAGTTGACCCGCCACCGTCTGACTGTTGTCAATGGTGTTCGTGGCCAGATTCGCTTTCGCGGCGTTGCCCGTGGTTGCCTGATACTGCGCGGCCTGCGACTGCGCGGCGTCATAGCCGGTAGCCTTGGCGTCCGTTGACGTAGCCTGTCCAGCCGTGGCGTTCGTTGTCGTAGCCTGTGCCGCGTTGTATGGGGTGGATTGACCCGTGGCGTCGTTCACCAGTCCGGCCATGTCATTTACTCCAATGAAGTTTTACCCAGTCGATCAGGAAGTCGTGGTCATTTCGACACGTCGAGAGGGTCCATGCTGTGCTGTCCAGTGCGAACTGCGTCGCTTCCGGCGACGGGTCCGCTGGTTCCGTTGCCGCCTGACACGGCACCATCACCTGCGCCGGTGGCTGGGGCGGCACCCTTGTTGCTGGCTCTGATGGAATCGAGTAGCACCCGGAAAGTGCCAGAAGGGGTATTGCAGTCAATAGCGCCACCAGTCGCCACGGGCGGCTGTTGCTGGCGTATGACTTTCTCTTTGGTGATCGCTTCGACCACAAGGTTGTGATGCGTCTCAGAGAGAAGTTCATGGCGTTGTTGCTCCAGAGCCAGTTCCTGCTGGACACCATAATCAATCTCTGCATTGGCCTTCGCTTCCGCCGCAGCCTTGTCAGCCGCCTGCTTCTGTCCAGCTTCGATTGAGATAGTGGAGTAATGCCTGCCTTCATGGAATGACCACGCGTTAGACCCGGCGAAGGCAAGCACGATGCCGAGCAACACCCACGGATTAAGCACCAAAGTTACTCCCCAGCAGGAATAGCGCGCGGTCAGCTTCGCGCCGGTTGACCAGCCCCTGATTCACCACGCCAGCCGCCTTGTTCCACACCCGGAACTGGTCAGCCGCCTTCAGGTCGTCCCCGAGATTCAGCACCTTGATCAGCGTCGAGGTTCGCACCGCTTCATCGCCTACGTTGTGCCCCCAGTCAGAGAGCGCGATGAACTGTTCTTTTGTGATTTCCCGCGTGATGATTTCCTTCAGCGTCGCGCCGACCGGCTCCAGATCGTGCAGCAGTTGCGAGTTGGCCTTGTCTTCGGACCACACAAGGTTCTCGAATACGTCCGGGCCGGTGTGACCGTAACCGATGGTCCACGGGTCGCCTGCCGTCCGTTTGCCGGGTGCAGGCTTGGCGTCCCGCGCGAGCGCTGGAATGCCGATGTGTCCAGACAGGTACTGTTCCCACAGCCCCATCTTCTGGATGATCTGGGCCATCGGTGAGGCCGGGTCGGGGTAGGCGAACAGAATCAAACGCTCCCACTGGCGCGTCAGCTTCGTGTCGTCCCACGTCAATGAGAGCGTTTCGTTCATTTGACCTGATCCCCGGTCGGCAACGGCGGAATGTTCAGTACGGGCGGGGGCGGCGCGTTGTTGGCCGTCAGCGGTTCAGCAGCCTTGGCCACCTGTGCAATGTGTGCCGTCAGCACGTCCTTGGCTACCTGCACCACAGCCGCCAGTGCTTGCGGCGGGATCGTCAGGTCCGGCACCGTCTGGCCTTCGTGCAGCGCTGCCTGCTTCACCACCCGCGCGAGCGGTACCGATATGGCGCAGAGGATTGCCAGCAGGCTGAACAGGTTATGCGGCACGTAGTCCCGGATCAGCGGTAGCTGGTCCTGAAACTCCGCGAGCGCCTGTAGCACTGCGGCAATCACCCCGAGCCGTGCGGCCCACGACGTGAACAGAATCTTGCGGGCCTGATCCACCAGTTCTAGCTTCATTTGGTACTCCGCTTATTGGTTACGTTCTCCAGCGTGCGCTGGGTTTCCTTCGTGGTAGACGCTGCGGTAGCAGCCGCCGATGCCGCCCTGTCGCTGGACTCTTTGAGATTCTTGATGGTGCTGTTAAGTTGCTCCAGCGTATGGACGTGCAGGGTTGACTCATAGGCGTACCGGGCCGACTGTTCACCCAGCCTTTTTTCGTAGGCCAGTTGCTGATCCTTCAGTTCGGTCCGTGCCGCCAGCAGCGTCTCCCGATCCTTGTCGGCCTGCTGTTTCGAGCCGAAGTAAATCCCCGTCACACCTACGCACAGAACCGCGATGGCTGCGAAAAGCGCAATCACCGCGAAATACCCCGTTCTGATCGTAAGAAGGTAGGTTTTCTGATCGTGTGCCGCGTCCTGCTTCATTGATCGCTCCGGTGATGTATGAGTAGCCCAGCGCGGCGGTACTGGTTGCGAGCACAACAACATACCCGCCGCCGAATATCACGTGCCGCCATGTACTAATGAACGTTCTCATGATTTCACTACCACCTTTGAAAGGAGAGCTACCAGTACGCTCATGAGGATCGTGCCGCTTAGACCGTAAACGATGATCTTTACCAGATTGAACTCAATGCGGGTCACAAACGTGTCCAGCTTGTCGTCCACGCTTTGCCGCCATGTTTTTATGACTGCTATGTCCACCGAGTTCTCGTTGATCCGTTTATACACATCATCCAGTTCAGCCATCTGTGTAGCCCTCTTGGGGCCGGGGTGCTTTGCCCCGGACGGGTTAGGCCACGCTCTGCTTGTCGGCGGCTATCTTCTCCTGCGCGTCCGTCTGTTCAAGAATGCGGGTAACGGTAGGCGCAGCCATCTTGTAGGGCAGTTCAGCCAGTGCGCCGATAATCAGACGCACCTGATCCTGAGAGAGACGTAGTTCGTAATCCATCATTCTTCCTTGAGTACCGGCTTGACCGGCCATTTGATATCGGTTGGAAAACCCGGTTGTTGTGGCACGTCTCTCAGTGCCTGCCGGTACTTGGCGACCGCCTTCTGGTGTGGTGTGTCTTCAGCCGTGACCAGCGAATCCGATTCACCCAGCAGCCTGTTGCGTGTGAAGCGCCCCATCGTTCGCTGCTGTATGTCGTCTATCTCGCTGCCGTACATGCCCAGCAGCGCCTTGATGTTCGGCACCGGTTCAGGTCCGGCCCAGAATGCGATGGACGCGTCTTCTCCCTGTTCAGTAGGGTTATCCGGATTCACAGGCGCAGCGATGATGAAATCCTTGCCGGGGGTCTTATCCGGATAAACACGTTGCATCAACAACCATAGCTGGTGCATGGTGATCATGTCGGAATCTCCGGCCAGTCGAACGTGTCAGGAAACCCCGGCTGGAGTGTCACGTCGCGCAGCGCCTGCCGGTATGTGCGGGCCTTCTGTTCAGCTTCGGCGTCGCCCCGGTCCTTGGCCTTCTCCACCAGAATGTCCGCTTCCGCCAGCTTAGTGCTGCGTTGCCAGCGCATGTGGTCGGCCTTCATCGTCGCTAGGACTTCCTTCTGGTGACCGCCCCACCACGCCTGTAGCTGGGCTTCAGAAGGTTGCGGCGCGGGCAGCTTCCACTTGAGGATGAAGGCTTCACCCACCTGTTCCGCACCGTTCCCGTCTTTGTCCAGATAGTGTCCAGTGAAATAATCCTGTCCATATACGGAGTCGGGAAACATTTTTTGCAGCAGATAGCGCAGTTCATGGTGTGTCATGTCACTGGTTCCTCAAGGCGACGAATCGCATGGCCTGTGCGCCAGAGCCGAGACCGCCGATGTTGTGCCAGCCTTCGGCCACCCACGGGGCACCCATTTCAGCGACGGTGTTATTGCCGCCAATACCTACTTCCGCCACGCCGGTACTCCACTGGGTCTGCGCGCCTGCCGTGGCCGGGTTGCTAACGCCACCCACGCTGTTAGCAGTGTTCGCGCTGTTAGCGAAGTTGGCGAAGTTGACACTCAGTGAACCCGGCGTCGTCAGGTACGAGTTGTTGGCGTCGTTGTAGTTGACCCAGACGTAGGTTGGGTTGGCACCGATGTTGTTGAAGTGCAGACTCATGTACGCCGAGTCGTTCAGTATCTTGTTGGCGTTGGTGGCAAGGTTGATCGTGCCACCTGCCGTCAGGTACCCCGGCCCGTTGGTTAGTTGGTTCAGGTTGGTCAGGTTGCCGTTGTCCCACGGCGTGAGACCGGCCCATGCCGGTCGTGCACCGAAGGTCGCGCTGCTGCCGAAGGTCGCACCACCGCGCACGGTCAGGAAGCCGTCCGTATCCCGCACCGACAGGTTGGTGAAGGTACCGGCACTGTTCACCAGATCGAGGGTGCCGCTGCCCGCGTTGTTCGAACGCAGCACCTGCTGGAAGGCTCCGTTGTTCGATTGCAGCGTCAGCAGCGGGCTGAACTGTGCACCCGCGCCGCCCTTCAGCGTCAGGGCACCCGTCATGGTGGCACCCGTGGTCTGCATCGGCGCGGGCAGGTTGCTGCTGTCCCACGGCACCATGCCGCCCTGCCACGTGGGCCGGAAGTCGAACGCGAAGGCCGCACCCTTGAACGTCAGCGTGCCCTGTCCATCTGCTGCGCCGCCGCCCGTTGCAATGAGTCGGGCATCGAAGCTGGACCCGGCACCCGAACTGTGGAAGTCGAGAAACGGCGAGTTGACTACCGCCGCGTTGCCGAGTTCGAACGAGCCGGACAGCGCGTTGAGTACGCCGGTCAGGTTCAGTCCGGCACCGAGCGTGGCCAGCCCGTTCATGTCCAGCGTGGTGCCCTTGATCGTGTTGCGTGTCGTGTTGCCAATCGGCACGTTGTCAATGCTGCCGCCGCTGATCGCAAAGCCGGTGATCTGCGCGCCGCCTGACGCGTTCAGGATGCCGGTGAGCGTAGCCCCTGCGCCGAGCGTGGCCGCGCCCGTGAGGTCCAGCATGGTAGC